CCACCAGTATCAGCTTCAGTCCAGTCTGTAGCTCTTCCTTCTGGCAGCGTGCCATCCTGTAGCTGCTACCAACTAGCTCTTTGACCAGCTTCTTGCCTGACCTACGTGGCGAAGGGTCAAGCCCTGCACCAATGTCCATAGCAACCAAGCAGGCTTCCATGCTTGCCTGGATAGATGCTGCCTGCTTCTTTAGACGCTTGCTCATTGAGCTAGCCTCTACTGCATTGACCATCCCGCCAGGATTATCCTTGCGCCAAGCATCCTCTACAGAAATGCTGCCCGTCTCTGCCGTCCACTCAGCCGAGCTACTTATTGCCTTGCTGCTCTTGCCAAAGCCGCTGGCTAAGGATCCAAAGGACCCCATAGATAAGCTCTTGCCGTGTGGGTTGTAATAGCTTCTCCCCTTATATGCGTTTACCGCACCAAAAGAGGAGTAGCCTCCCCCCCAGTGCCAGTCACCATCGGCCATGTCCCCTAGAGGACTGCCGTTCGTATAGGTGGTGGGACTAGGGGGGAGATGATTACCGGGTGAGGCTACATCCCCGGTACTACATCCATTAGGCATCTTAGTTTTCAGACCACTTCCGAGAGAAGGCAAAGGCCGCCCGGTGCCCCGGAACGAAGTAGCCGCAGAGGTGCCGACACCCTGCTTGTCGCCTTTGCTGCCTGTCTTGGCAGTCTTGAGTTGAGGTGACTCAAGCAATCTTGCGTTCCCAGTTAGCTTTGCCTCTGCGCTGAGGGCTTGCTCCCGAAAACTCCTTGATTGCTTATCGCCTCCCGCTGCTTGTCCTCTACCACTACTCTTGCGAGCAGCAGAAGTAGACGGTGCCCCATTGACCAACTGATCGGCAAGTGGATCCTGACTGCCGTTTCCTCCAGCTTCCTTGCGAGCCTTCGTCACTGACTTACCCATAGCTTTGAGCAAGCTAGTCAGACTGGTGTTGGTGGGCGCACTGCTACCCTGAGCAGCGGAAGGTCCCTTCCGACCTCCCTTAGTTGTCTCGCATACACTCTCTCCTTTCTGGTCCTCAAAGGACCAATTTGCAGACTGCACTTCGCCTTCGTCGTTGGTGTCCAAATACAACACCTTGTCGGCTCCATGCTCTCTGATCATGTTGTCGAGCTTTGCTTTGTATTGCCTAACTCGCTTGTTATCTCCTCGATTCTTTGCTCGCCATACTTTGTACTCGTCTGTGCTGCTGTAGAGGTGGGGCAGCAGGATGTCCTTGTCGCCTTTGTAGTGGGCATAGATAGCCCGAGAAAGGAAATGTATTCCCTCGCCTTGCTTCTCTGCCTTGCTAACTAGCCTGCGAATGTCTCGCAGAGTAAAGCTCTTGTTGTTCCTGCTGCCCATATCCCTAGTCTCCTATTCGTCTATGCCGCCAGGGGCGACGGTTAGCACGGCCATGTCCCCCATAACCGTTACGGGAAACCAGTCCTCTGCATTTACATATCCAGCAACCATGTCGCCTACCCAGTGAATGGGTGCCACCTCAGCTTCTAAGTCCAAATCACCGTCGCCACCAAGCATTGGGTAAACCACCCGCAGCCTGCCGTCTGGCAAAGAAATGAACTCAAACGTCATACGATCCACTACCCATGAAACATCACCCTCAGCTACATGCTCCATGTAGAAGCTGCGAGCAGACTGGTCGATCTGCTCAAAGGCTGGCGGGTTGATAACAACCTGCTCCTTGGTCAAGTAGCCAGGGTCGTCACGGTTAGTGGCGTAAGCACCCGCCCTGATTGCCTCAGCGGTGCGCTCTGCCAGATCAAGCATCTTGCCCATCTGAGCAATAGCCTCAATAAGCACCCTTCCCTCTTCAGGACTTAGCTGCCCCGAGGAAATCTTCTCCAACAACTTCTCAACCGACATTGCTCAACTCCTTTTCCATCTGCTGTCGAGCCCGCTGCCGAGCCCGTCTCAACTCTGACCAAGCAGCAGATAGATTCCTGCTACCAACAACATTGCTTCTTACGTATTCACGACCCTTGTTGCTGCGGGCAGCCCAACCTTGAAGGGTTAGTGCTATGTCGCCAGTGTCGGTGGCAAACTCAAAAGTCTCATGCAACGCTCTGACACCCTCTTGAAGACTCAGTGCCTCGTTACCCTCATGCACTGCAATCTCTCTTGCCAGCTTCCACAGCACTCTGACAAAGCCAGGAGGCAGACTAGTACGACGAATCAGCAGCGTTTCCTGCTGCGCTATCGGCAAGGGCTGCATCATTACTCTGCGAACTCGACGCATAAGAGCATCAGACAGTTCACGGTGTGCATTGCTGGTGATAAAGCAAAGCACGTTGTCCATCGTTGTCTTGATCTGCACACCGGGTCGCAAAGGAACACGACCAGACTGCAACCAGTCCAGCAACAGAGCCTCTGTACGCTGCATTGTCTTGTCGATCTCATCGAGCAACAGCACAACCATGCCCCGCTCCGATGCTCTGGCTACCTTAGCCAGCACACCATCCTGACGAACAGAGCCTGACTCGCCAGCTACGGCAGCAGAAACATCGACACCAACGAACAGTTCATCTGCATCTGACCAGCTATGGCACTGGTAGACTACGAACTCAACTTGGTGTCCATCACCCTTGATCACCTCAGATACAGCCTCTGCAAAAGCAGACTTGCCTGTTCCCGGTGGCCCCTCTAGCAGTACAGCACGAAGTCCTGCACCAGTTGGTGCTGTAAGGGCACCGGCTAGTGCCAAAACGTCGGAACGTCTAGGCATGTAGCCAACACCCATCAGCTTGTTAGTAAGCTCCTGTGTTAGTAGTGAAAAGTTCACTGTCTCATCCTCTCTATTTGTATGTTTCTATTGCCACTACCCCGAGGACCAGCAGCATCGTTACGGTTATTGGAATCAAGACTCCTCCAAAGAGTCTGAGTAAAGACCTGTGTAGACAACAATTTCCCCATCTGACGCCTCTTCAACGTAGGCCCCAGGAAAGGCGGCTAAAGCCTTGTTCATAAGCTCGTCAAAGGTCATCTTGACTTCCTGACCCCTGAATCCATCAGCATCCTTAGTAGTAGTCACCCTTGCTCCAGGCTTTCAAAGGGTGGGTTGGTAACAACAAGCTTCTGGCCCTTACCAAGGCCAAGCTTGCAGCCCAGGGTGTGGAAGTGTCCTTTGCAGACATATCCCCATGAAGATCCATAAGCTGGAATAGCTGCATCTGCATATGCTCTACGGCTACACTCTGGAATGTCACAGTTAGGTAATGAGCTAACTGGTGTCTCTGTACCTTTCATCATTTCTCAATCTCCCGTTGTTATGTCGAAACGGCATGTCCCGACTACGAAACCAGCATACCCGACTCGAAAACCCCGGTGATTCCGGCGAGTTACGAACTCCGGCCAGTTTCGGTGTATATATAGATATAAGGTAGTGTATTAGTGATCATGTATGATCATCGCGTGCGTGCAGCTAGGCTCATAACGCAGTAGGGATAGCCATAATCCCTCCCCTTTTAATGGCGCGAACTGTTGTTAGTTAATGGCGCGACCTGTTGCGACACCGATTTTCACCGACCCGACCCGCCGACGCCGACCGCCGTAACCCGGCGAAATCGCTCGGTTTTTTTTCGGGCTTGACTTTCGTTAGCCGGTCGGGTTACACTGTCCGGCGAGGCATCGAAAGTTCCGACGAAGTTCACCGGAAGTTCGCTAGCCTTATCCAATATAACTAATTGTAAGGAGGCTATATGGAACCTAGTAGTTCTAGCTGCACAAACTTGTTCAAAACAGGAAGACTTTTAGCAACCCCAGGAGCAGATTCAGCTACTAAAGATGCAGGGATAGGGCTAGGCACCCTGCTAGAAAGGCATATGTCAGGAGACTGGGGAGATGTTTGCGAAGAAGACGCAGAGACAAACCAAGCTGCTCTTGATCATGGAAGCAGGCTGATGTCTGTATACAAGCTAAGCACCGGCAAGGAGGTATGGATTATTACGGAGGCAGACCGTAGCTCGACCACCTTCCTTATGCCTGATGAGTATTAAGTGGTTTAACCGCAAGCCAGGAGAGCGGCCAGTCTCACAAGAAGAAGACGGATCTGTCTGCGTAGTCTTTGGAGACACTAGCCCCGACTGGGTAGAGCTTCCACCACAGCTAGGTGGTGGGAAAAGAAGGGTTGAGAGGATGTTCCACTCAGCCTGTCCATGCAAACAACAGCACTCGGTAAGACACCTAAGCCTTGGCAAGGGTCTTTATGTAGCTGAGTGCAAACACAAAGGCTTCCTCTGGTACGGGGTAGCTGGAAAGGATTGAGATGCAACAAGTAATAACGATCACAGAGTTTGATGACTACGAGCTAGAGACTAACACCGAATACTTTGACCACGAGATAGACCTTGGTGACGCTGGCTACCACAACATATCGGTGTACACCGAATACGTTATGGAGTGCGTTCAGCCACAGAGCGCAGAGATCAAGCTCGACACCATAGCTGAGGCAATAGACAACGGCGGACACCTCAAGGAGTTGCTGTGGGAGATCATCACACTCACTGGTGCCGATGCCGTAATTGATTGCCTTGTCGAGCTAGAGGGCAAAGAGGAGGCAGCATGAACATCGAATGTCCAAGCGAAGCATGGGATAGATACGTCACTCAGAACGAAGAAGGGTGCGAGGTTTGTCACCAGCACATAGACAACTGCGACTGCCCTGAGTGTCCAAAGTGTGGCGAGATAGGTGACTCCGACTGCTACGAGAAGCACGACCTAGAGCCAGCGCATGACAGCATTGACTCTTACTGTGATTGGGTTGGTGTGGCACCCATTCGCTCATGCCTTAGAGCTACTGAAAAGTATTGCGACGACGGCTTGCTCCTTGTGATGCGTGACGGCAGGAGGTTCCACTCGGCCTCAAACAAGGACCGACTTGCGGCAGAAGAACTCAAGCCTTGGGAAAGGATAAGCAAGGTAATCGTAACCGGCATCGCATGGGACGGTAGCGATTGGGAGTACGACGAAGAGGTGGTTGCTGGCAACGGATGGTCAGCACTAGAGCAAGCAAGGGACAACTTTGTGGATGCCCTTGAGGAACACAGAGCATTGATGGATGCAGAGGAGGCAGCATGAACAACACAATAGAAAGGAAGATAGAGATGAAGACTGAACACGTATTGGAGTTGGTTGAGAAGATCGGTGGCGATGGCTGGACGGTGTTTGACGCTAGTGATGAGCTATTCGACAACATGCCAGAAGACCTAAAGAGCAAGGCCACAAGGACCTACAAGTCAGACGGCACCCCCAAGGGGAGCATCTGGAAGGACGGTCAAATTGTCCCTCAGATGGAGGGCATCTATGCACTGGACCTTATGGGACTGCTGGCTGTCCACGTTGATGCCGACACAACAGAGGCGAGACAGAAGATGGGTAGGGGCTTTCGCAGCAGTGCTCTAGCTAAGGCCATCAAGGAGAAGCTGGCACCAGAGAAGGAGGAAGCATGAGCAAACACACCCCTGGCCCCTGGTCACTCTCTACAGGAGGCAACCCGCCACCCCTGCTCACCAGAATAACCGGCAGCTCTCAGCTTATTTGTGTGACGGACAGCGCCAACGCCAGACTCATAGCCGCAGCGCCTGAGCTTTTGGATCTGGCGCGTGAAGTGGCAGAGGTCGCTGAGACTGTCGCCGCACTTCTCTGTAGCCCTGGCGAAGCAAAAAGGTGGGAACTCGTGTCCGTGATCACCGGCATAGGAGCAAGGGCCGCAGCGCTAGTCAATGATGCAGTAAAGGAGGAAGCATGAGCAGAACAGATGAAGAGATTCGATACCATCTAGAGCTAAAGGTAAGGAGGTGGGTGGACAGGACGTTTAGCTCTGTCCCACTTGACTTGCTTGCAGACAAGGATGGCAACCATGACTTTGAAGAGTGGGAGAGACTGAACCCACCAGACTACGAAGCCATCTGCAACAGGGTGTGTGGCGGTGTTGACTGCAAGGGAGATTGCGAGGAAGAGGCTGAGGAGCATCTGCATGCCTTCCCCTTTGCTTGGGGCACTGCCTTTCTTCCTGACTACCCGGTGAAGCCAGAGGAAGCAACGAAGGCAGGCTTCCTGCTTTATGACTTTAGGGGAGAGCAGGTTCTAGGCATCGACGGTGGTGGCTACAACTTCTACGAAGAGCACTGGGGTCCTCTTATGAGAACCCTGATGGACAGGTGACATGGCAGAGCTAGAGCACATAGGGACCATCCTCCAGAGGGTATTCGACAAACACCAAAAGCCAACAGAGGAGCTAACAGACGAGGAGCAAGACCGTTTCATGCAGTGGGTATGGGACAACTACAGACCTGACATAGATCCTAAGCCACACTGGCACCCATTCGTTAGAGAAGAGTGGGCTAGGGTTCACAAACTGAAGAAGGAGAATAGAGATGACTAGCATTACATTTTACGAAGCCAGCCTGAGTGCTGTGATGGGGTTGCTGAAATGAAGTACGACTTTGTAGTTGACCTAACAGACAACGTGCCTGAAGCACCCCTGCCAGAGCCGGGGCAAGAGCCGAAGCTAAAGACAGTGACCTCAGAGGAAGAGAGCCCTACGTCGGAAGAGGCTAGGGAGTTTGTCGGTGGGTACTGGGAGCTTGTTCACCTCAAGAGTGGTGGACAGCTAGTTGTTAACGAAATGGGCAGGCTGAATGGCTTGCCACTAAACGAAGAGGCCAGCCGCCTTTATGGCGGGGTCATTGTGGGTGATGTCATTCACCTGAAAGGAGCAGCGAAGTGGGTGTAAAGGTGACGGTGGCTAACAGCAGGGGGCTAATGCAGCTTGTAAAGGACTCCAAAGGAAGAAACAGGTCCGTAGAGGAGGAGAGTCTCAAGAGAGCCATTGATCCAGAGGGTGTTCATGTAATGAACTTCAGCATGGTTCACAACGACTCTGAGCTAAGGACTGAGTGGCTGGTCAAGCTCAACGACGAAGTTTCCCACCCTGGAGCTAGAGAGGTAAGCGGCATGCAGTTTACCTCCATCTGGCTGGACGTTGGGTTCGATGCCTTCAGGGCATGCACCGTTACAATGCCTGAGTCTGAGCTAGGCGGGACAGTTCCTGACCCCCCTGGGATCAACAATGCAGCAGAAGCATAGGTCAGCCACCTTCAAACGCACCTCGATCTCTTCCTTCTACAACTCTTGCTGTAGGGAAAGAAGCTGCATGCGGTGCGGGGAGAGGATCAACAAGGCTAAGGAAGACTGGTCAACCATTGGTCAGGCTGTAAAGAGAGACAAGATAATTGGCGGCGTACTTTGCGAACGCTGCGGAAGAGCTTTCATCGAGTGGATGAAGGAAGGAGGTTTTGAATATGGACCTAATTGGCATGAGGAAGAGTAGTCAGAAGTACAGAACCCACGGCAACAGGGCCAGCCCAAACGTAAAGGGCGCTCCAAGGGTAGAGGTTCTAGAAGATGTTGATAAGTCCTTCAAGTTGGTTACACACACCTACGACGGTTGCCCAGCTTGCGGAACAGAGACAGTGTTCAGGGTCACGGTAGACCTAGAAGAGAACGAGTACGGAGCAGACATCGGTGTCTATGCCGGTTGCGCCGCTTGCCCTTGGGCTTCTCCAATGCAGCTTTGCTAGCCGTAGAAAGGGGCTAGCAATGTCACTATGGAGCAAAACGATAATAGACGCCGATGATCTCTGCCCAAGGCAGGGCTTATGGCTAAGGACAAACAGACCGGGCGGCTTGCAGTGGCCTGGATATATGGTTGGCAGCTACGTTCACGCTGCAATCCATGCAGAAAGAACAGGCGATGAGGGGTCTGCGAAGGAGGCAGACGGTCTTTATAGCAGGCTGTCTCCTTCACAAATGGCAGGCGCTACTAGACTGCTCTCTAACTATGAGGACATGGGGTTCGACAAAGCGATCCCTGAAGACGCTGTTTACGAACAGAGCTTTGTGTTCGATATGAGAAAGAAGGAGTGGTCGGTAGCACCTGACTGGGCAATTCGTGGAGACAAGTGGGATCCTGGCAGAGCTAAGGGAACCATGTTTAGGATCCAGCCTGACGTTTACTACATAGATCCTGAAGACGGTTGCCTAGTCATAGCTGACTGGAAGACTACGCTTGGTATCAAGAGCGATAGCTCTCTTGAGAAAGACACCCAGGCAATCATATACAGCGCCGGGGTTCCAAAAGCCCTTGGGCTTCCTGATGATCACCCTGTTCGCTTTGACTGGTGGAACCTGCGGTTCAAGCTGGGTCATCGCATTGAGAGAGAGTCAGGCCACTGGAACGCACTGTTCCTTCGCATAGCAGAGGCTTGTGCGGCAATAGACGACGTTGACCCTGAAGAAAGAGAGGCAGACTACAGGGCTGGTGGACACTGCGGCACCTGCAAGTACAGAGAAGAGTGTCAGTATGAGGTTATAGACAGTGGTGACGGCGACTACATCAAGGTGGTTGCCAACGAGGCGGCTCTGCCTGACGACAGGCTGTACAAGCTTTCCAAGATGCTGGATGAGAGGGCTTCTCAGGTTAGGGCGCTACTTAGACAAAGAGCTAGAGAAAGGACTAGTGTGCTAGAGCTAGACGAAGGCTACGTGCTGGGGCCTAGCAACACCAGCGGCTATCGCTGGGTTAAGGATAGGAAAGAAGAGGCCCTTGCTGAGGTGATGAGAAGTGTTACCGAGGCAGGGCTAAGTGTTTTTGACTTCTTCGATGTTAAAGGGAAGAGCCTAAAGAGTTGGATCGACGCTTTGCCAGAGAAGGAAAAAAAGGCTGTCCAAGGTGCAGTAAAGGAAACCACCAGACAGTCATTCATAACTAAGAAGGAGGCCGACAATGGCTAGTAAAAAAGACAGTGGTAAGGAAAAGGTTAACGGCGCGAGCCAAAGAAGAATCTCTCCAGAGGAGTTTGTCATTGCTTGGCAGAAGAGCGACAGCCTTGAGGATGTGGCCGAGGTGCTTGGCATGACAAGGATGGCTGTTAGGCAGCGGGCCTACGCATACAGGAAGCACGACATCCCGCTGAAGTCTATGCGTACAGGTGGAAGAAGCGTTGACTGGGACTCGCTCCGAGCCCTGGCTGTTAGCGAAGCACCCAGTGAGGAGAGATAGAAAATGGGTGTAGTTCAAAAGGTAAATGCCCCAGGAAGTCCCGCTTCATCTGTTCCAGCAATGCTAGAGGAAAGGAGGAGCAAGCTAGCGGCGGTGTCTACTCAATACCTAGACGAGGAAAGGTTGGTAAATCTGTCTAAGGCTCTATGGCACAAGACACCGGGTCTGCAAAGATGCACCCCGGCGAGCTTCCTTCGCTCTGTATATACGGCAGCGCAGTTTGGATTAGACCCAACAGGGGTAGGCTCTCAGGCATACATCATCCCATTCGGTAACGAAGCCACCTTCATTAGGGGCTGGGGCGGTGTGATCACTATGGCTGCTAGGCAAGGGATCGTCATAGAAACCTTCGCCGTCTACGAGTCAGACTCCTTTGAGGTTATGAGAAAGACAGGCGTAACTGAGGTTAACCACACAGAGTGGCGACCAGAAGACGGCGGAGATCCTGGCGCGGTCATTGCCTGCTACGCAGTAGCGTTCTCAAAGGACTGGGCTAACCCAATGGTTGAGGTGGTCTGGGCGCATGACATTGAGAAGGTACGCAAGAACTCTAGGTCTGGGAACAGCCCTGCCTGGAAGGAGTGGTACTCAGAGATGGGTAGAAAGACTGCGGTCAACAGGCTGGCTAAGAGGCTACCTCTCTTTGTTCAGGTAAAGGAAGCACACCTTGAGCAAACAGCCAGAGGACGGGTGTGGGTTGGCAAGAGACGCACCGCATCACCCCTTGCTGAGATCCCAGCAGACCATGAAGACCACGATGTGATCGACGTAGACGCTGTGGAAAAAGAAGAGCCCAAGTATGACCTTGAGGCATTGGTCAATAGAGCCAGGGACCTAAAGGAGTCTAACGAAAGAGAGTACCGAGAGGTCTTTGGCAGGCGTCATATAACTAAGATGAAAGAGGCAGAGCTAGCATCTATGATCAGCAGGGTGGAGGGAATCATTTCCACCAAGGAGCCTGATGTCGTGATGCCACAACAGCTAGACAGTGCAACGGAGTACGAAGAGGACTTGCCGTTCTAAAGTAATGCCCGTGGGGATCCTTTAGCCCAGCCCACCGAACACTCTCCCACGGCGTACATATCTCAGAGGGTTCAGTGGCTATGCCTGCCGGGGTCGTTTTGTATTGTTCGCGACAGGGTGAACGGGCCACCTGCCTGAAGGTGGTCAAACCGGCAACTAACCAGAGGAGGATGAGATAGTGAAGATTGCAAATATATCATACGAGGCTAGGTGTTCTGGTTGTGGTCAGTCGTTTGACGCAATTAGCTACAAGCCAGCAACTAGGGAGAGCGGGCGCGTTGTTTGCGACCACTGTCTAAGAAGGAACCGGGTTCCAATGTCACCCCTAGCCGCCGCCGTTTACGCGCCAGAGATAACGGAGAGAGCAAGCCCTCCTTCCCCAGTGGATGGCTCGTCTGATGGGTAGGTGGAGGGGCAGGTCTGACGGACACTTCCATAGGTACGGTCCATGGAAGCTTCTTCGCAGCCCAGTCAGCCCCAAGACAGAGCTAAGCGACGAGGACTACATAGCCTCTCTTAGGCTTGAACCTATGTGGGAGCAGGAGTGCGACTGCGGGTTTAAGAATATAGTTAGGAAGTCGAGCAAGCCCAGCGCTAAGTTCAAGTTCAACGATCACTGGAGGAGGTAGCGTGCGAGGCAGAGGAAGCAGGAACAAGGGGGCTAACTTTGAACGACAGGTAGCTAGGCTACTTAGAAAGTGGCTTGGAGATGATTGGGAGGTAAAGAGAAACCCCACCGACCGTCAGAATGGCAAGGCTGGGGCTGGAGAGTTTGAGATAGTAGGACCCTACACCTTCCCCTTTGCCATCGAATGCAAGGCTCACGAGTCCTTTGACTACAGCCAACTGTTCAGAGTTCCAGCCACTGGCCCGTTCAGCGGGTTCTGGGAGCAGGCATCTAAGCAAGCTCATTCGGCAGGCAAGATGCCAATGCTGATCCTAAAGAAAAACAACGGCCCAGTGCTTTGCGCCATGGAGCCCACCGCAATAAAGTTAATCGTTCCCCGCCCAGAAAGGATGTCCTTCATGTCGCTAGAGCGACCGAGGTGCATAGTGTTCCCCCTGTCAGTCCTTTTGGAGCAGCCTGCGTCCTACCTGTTTGAGGTTGCGCCTGTTGCTACAGGGCTGTAGAGTTCAGACACCACTGTCTGGCTGGCTCCCCCTCCTCCTTCAGGCCAGCCGCCAGCGCACGCCGCAAGGCTCCTTTAGTAGGCCCCCCAAGTGTTCTTGCTTGGGGGGCCTATTTTTATATCAGCATATCCGTCGCTAGAGCAGGGCTCTGTGACCACAGTCACCTCTATCTCATACGCTGGCAGCCCTGACAGTAGCTTGAAGGCTGCGTCCTTTAGCGCCGCATGAGACGATGGGTCGCTGCAAACTGGGACTATGGTTACTGTAGCCTCCTTTATTAGGGGCTCCTTGACGCTCTCTGTTAGTACATACCAGCAGGAGCCCACTGAAACCTTGCAGTCAGGATTCTCCCACCTTGGATCATCAAACGCTAAGCACGGTGGCCCTGGTGGTATTACACAGTCCTCTTCGGCGCGTGCGGTGCCACTAAGCACGACCGCCAAGGCAGCTAGCCTCAGCAGGTTCACTCGTCTATCTGCTCGCGAATAGACTTCACAGCCTTGTTGAGCTTCTTCACTTTGCGCTCAAGGTCTTCTGGATCGAAGTCGTCCATGACGAGGAGCTTCTTCTCCATCAGCCCGACCTTGGTCTGCATCGCAGATACCTCGGCCTCTAGCTTTGCGTGGACTGCTTGGCAAGCTGGCGGGGACTGTCCGTCGCTGTTGCTGGACTTCTGCTCCATCTCCAGCTTCTTCATCTCCATCTCGTGGCGCTGCTCTGCCTTTTGGCTGTAGAAGCTCCAGGCTTTTTTGCCTCCCATGACCGCAATACCAGCCAGGACAACAGCCAAAACGGGTCCATAGTCTCCACCTAATTCGTTAGCTGTGGCTACTGCCTGCTCTATTTCACTTGGAACAAGTATCTGCTCCGAGACAGTCTCTTCTAAGGGGACGGACTCTACCTCTACTAGCTCCTGAGTGGGCTGCTGTTCCTCTGTTTTCTCTGACATATCTTGCTCCACCTTGCCCTTCTTCGCTTTAGCCTTTGGCCTGCCAGGGTCTAGGCGGTCGGCCTCTCCCGCTGTTGGCGTGTTGCTGTAAATCCTTATAACCGAGCCAGTTCCAATCAGGCAGTCGTCAATGGCATGCGTCTTCTGGTCTACCCTTACTTTGCTGTTCTCAAGAAGGATTGCGTAGTTGCCGCTCTTTACTTCGCATACGCTCACCTCGTCCCCAGCAACGCCGCTATCACAGCCAACAGCGTTGCACCCGCTCCAGCACCAACCCCTACGGCAAACATCTTTGGCTGCATCTCTTTGGCTATTCTTAGCTGCTCTTCCCTGGTGGCTATGATCTCTTCGGCATACCGCCTGTCTGCTTCTCGGCCCTCATAAGATGCGGCTAACGCCTTCTCTGCCGAGTACAACAGGTCTGCCTCCCTCATAAGAAGGTCTAGCTTGTGGGGCGGCAGCAAGATGCCTAAGCACGTTGCCTCGCTGCCAGCAGCCAGAGGCTTCGCCTCCTCGCACCAACCAGCTTCCACCAACCCCTCTTCTACCGCTGGGAAGTCTACCCTCGGGAACGGTTCGGTGAACGCATCGACCGGGTGGTTGGTGTGGGCGCACCCTGTTGAGATGATCGCTATCAGTAGTGTTGTTGCTATCTTCATCGGTTGTTGAACTTATCTGCTAGGCCCTGAAGGTCTAGGCTGTCCTCTTCTGCCGAAGCAACCTCCTCTACCTCCTTGGCAATTTCCTCTACCTTTTCGCTCTCTTCTGCCATCGCCTTCTTGTGCTCCTTGGCAGCTACCTTCTCTTTTCTCTTCGCCTTTACAACGCGCTTCACGCGCTCGATGTCACCCTTAGAAGACACAACAGCTATCAGAACACCAGCTACCACTGCCAGAGAGCCAGCGGCAGCAGCAAGCATGCCTCTGAGCTTTGGGAACTTCCATGCCGCCACGCCGACACCAGCGGCAGCTAACACACACAAGACTATCGCGAACTCCATCAGTCCCTCACTCCAGCCCCGTTGATCAACCTAGCAGCGGCCTTGGGCAGGGCCTTGTTCACGGCTGCATAAATCCCAGGTGCCATAGAGCCACCAACAACGCCAAGGATTGGACCCCAGTTTGCCTGAAACCACTCGGGCCACAGGGGCAAGGTCCCCATTGCACCGCCCAACAGTATGGCCGTAGCCCTGGTCAGCCAGCGAAGGAAGTCCTCCACTCCCCTGGACAGCTTGCCATCGTCATCCAAAGCCTTCGCTATCATTCGGATGGCTGGCTTTGCAACCTGACCAGTCAGTATATAGCTACCCATTCCAATCATAGACAGCCGCACAGCAAGGTCTAAGTATTCACTCGCGCTCATTTGTTTTCCTCCAGCCACTTCAACCTATGCTCAAGCAGTCTAAGGTCGGCCCGCATTTCACCGATCACCCTCATGTGATCAAGGCTTGTTGGTGGGCTTTTCATTTCTGATTCAAGTTCTGTTAGCGCCTTTTGCATAGCATCAATCCTAGCCTTCAAGGCATCTAAGTCCGATGTTTGGGCCAAAGCATCGAGCCCATCCCTAGACTCTTGCAAACTACGAACGTCGGATCTTAGGTCGTAATATACGCCAGCCACGGTAAGGGCCTGCGTCAAAAGGAACAGGCACAGCCCAATAACAACCTTAATAGGGAGCCTAGCCTCCTCTATCCCAGGCGCTTGGTCTTTTGCTATGGCGTCTTGTACGGCTTCCTTGACGACGTTAATCGTTCTGGTGGTGCCCCATGGCGCGTCTGGCTTCTCTTCCTTCACCCACCTGAGCCCTCCGCGCTGTCGTCATCGTCTAGAAGATCGGGCGCACCGCACCCTGACTTCACTGTGTTGACGAGTACCAGAGAGGCTACTGTTAGAGCAATCCCAAAGAGCACCAGCGACTGACGCAGCCGCAACGCCATCACTAATCCTCTACGAGTTCGATATGGGGGCCGTCGAAGAAGCTTTCTGAGAATATAAGATCCGAGTTCCAGTCGGAACCAAGCCTTATCTTTATTCCCATTTGCGAGGCTATGCCTTTGGCAAAGTAAGAGGCAGCTATAAACCGCTCCCTATCCCACTTAACCGGGTATGGACTGAAGTCCACGGCTAGGCTGGGGCTGTGGTTGTGCTTAGACATCTTCCCAGGAGATCCGTCCAGCTTGCTCCTGCCTTGTCGGAACAACTCGGCCTGCTCCTCTACGCTCCTGTGACCACACAGAATCGTTATGTCGATGTGCTTTATCACCTCAAGCATTAGCTTGCGAAGGTCTGTGTGACAGCCCTCTAGGCGATCCAGCGAAGCTTTGCTGAAGCGGGGCATTAGATGTCCGTTGTTCTGGCGAAGACCGCTACGACCTCAAGGCTTGTGTCGTCAGGGTCCGTCGTCCTGGCAAACACCTCGGTGTCCGTTGCCGCCATACTGAAGGCCGTTCCGAACTTAAGACCCGTTGCTATAGACACTGTAGTTCGACCACCGTTGTAGCTACTTCCGTTTAGTGGGATCACAACAGCGGGCGCTGTTGTCCCTACGGTGACACTCTTTTCGTCATACAGCTTCAGAGTTGCAACTGCTGCATTGCTATTGATCGCCGTTATCGTAAACAGCCTGCCACCAGTCATAAAGATGTTCTGGTCTGCGTCGCTAGCCCCACCCCCAATGGCTGTCTGCGTAGCCATGTCTACGGCTAGTGGGTTTCCTCTGCTCAGGTTTGCTGTCAGTGCCATATCTAACCTACGTCGCCAGGATTTTCACCGTGACCTTGCTTGCTGGCATAGTCGTGTCGGACGTTGTGTTTCCAGTAACAATCCAAACGCTAAGTCCAGTCGTGTATCGAGTCCCTCCAGGGAATGCGTAGTTCACAACCTCCCTAGCTGGTGCCAGCAACTGCATGTGAGCCTCGCCCCCAGAGATGGTCACACTGGTGTCGAACCTAAACTTCACATAGGTGTCCTCGACGTTTAGGTGATTGTCTATCTCCACCATATGGACAAAGCCTGGGGCCGCCCCAGTCACGTTGTTGTTGGGCTGGGCTACCCTAGCCCCGGTAGAGGGCTCGGACTCCACCGTGATCAGCTTTGTGGCTGTGGGGTTGAGTTGGTCTGTCTTAGAAAACGCCATCGCCTACCTCGCCGGAATCACAACACGGCCCTCGGAGTCGTGCTCGTGTGTAGCTATGTTCTGTGACATGCAATCTATCTTTGCCTCTATGCCCTGAAGCATAAAGAAAACCTTGCCCGCCCACATCGAACCACCAACGGCAAAGGTAAGCACCGACAGCACGATGGGCCAAGACTGGATGAAGAGGTCCATCACTAATCAATCGCCTCAAATATGGTTTTCAACGTGGTGTCACTGTCGCCCACGCCAATGTCGCCCATGAAGAGGCCGATTGGACCCCAGCGCCAACCGTCTTGATCGTCTGCGGAGTGCGACGACTCGTGACCAAAGGTCAGCCCGGTCCCAAAGCCAACGTCAAAGGTGTGGCTACCAGAAACCACATCACTCCAGTCGTCATTCCCATCAGCCTTGACTGCGTAAATCGTGAAGGCGCTAGATGTGCCGCTTCGGGATGTCATCCTCCACGCGATGTACCACCACTTGTCGCTCTCAAACGTGTCTTGGAGGACGATTCTCTTGTTGAAAGTTGTGTTTGTCCCCAGGGACAGCACTGGCTTGTTTGAGTCCCACGGTGAGTTGCCCACAAATCGAATCGAAAAAGTGCTCGTGTAGTTGCTCGTCTGGCCCGAAGAATCGTCCCCCCGAAACACCAAAATGTCTTGGAAATATACGTTTGCTGCGGGCTTGAAAAACACGAAGCCACTGTGAGTCACTCCGTCGTCTCCGCCAAGGATCTCATCCAGCTTGGTGCCAAGGCTCACGGTGCTATCCAGGCCGCAAAAGCTGTCCTCATAAGGCGACTCCACGCGCCTCTGTTCGTTGGCTTCGACCGCAGAGGTCAGGCTCGTGGAACTCCCGATGTTGTCCTCGACAATCTTCCAGTCCCCCGCATCCTTCACCCGCGCCTTGATGTCTGGATTCTCCTCAGTGGTTGACATCATCCGCATTACTGTGTCGCCAGTGGACAGGTTCCCAGCATCCGCTCCGTTTGGCGACCACCATGCAACGAGCGCAGTATCTGTTGCCGTGGTGCCCTCCACCTTTTCCTGAAATGCATCAGAGGCTCCGCCCCGCGCCTTGGGCGACGGGCTCAGTCTGGTGACTGTATCCCCACCGGGCTGAAGCCGAGTAACCGTGTCGCCACCGGGCTGAAGCCTAGTGACAGTATCACCACCCGGCACCAACCTAGTGACAGTATCACCACCCGGCATTAGCTTCGTTACAGTCATCTAACCTACGCCATAGCCTTAAAGTAAAACTGAACGGTATAGGTGAGGGACGCACTAGCCCCTCCCTGGATGTTCCCTATAACGAAGTAGGGGGTGTTAAAGAACGGTATTGGGGTGTCTAGCGAGTCAGCGTTTGCAACCTGCGACCTCGCGTCAACCGTCGCGCTGTAAAGCAGATTCCCGCCGCTGGCGTCGTACAGCTTTACTGGAATTGCGCTGTTGTTTGAGTCTGTGCCCGAAACGACAAGACGAAAGCCGTAGCAAACGCCCCTTGAAATGTTCGCGCCACCGGCTCTGACCGGGAGATACCCACTATTTGCACCAGCGTCAATGTCGAGAGCGCCGCTGTCGTCGGTCGGAATCCAAACCTCTTTAGTGCTGTAACTCATCGCTTCCTCCTGCCCCTTGTCCGGCTACCAAGCGTACATAGCCAGTGGGTCTGTGGGGTTTATTATTCGGCCTCTGTGTCCTGACTATACTGGTCGGCTGGCTCTGAGTCCACGGTATCTCCTGGGTACAAAAGGTGTCCCCGTCTGTAGTCCCAGTTCCTGTTAAGGAAGTTCTGTTGGATCATGAAGTTCTTGTTGATGCGGTCCCATTCTTCCTGAAGGGCGCGATCAAGCATGTGGGCCATGTACTCCTTCTGACTTTCAAAGTCCACAAAGTAAGGCTTTGTGCCTACGCTGAACGCAAGCATCCTCTCCTCCATAGTGGCCTTGGCAGATGGGTCGCCATAGTCCAGAGCCCTCGATATGAAGGTGTCCTGAACTAGCTTCATGTACTCCATCATTACTCGCCAGCCAGGAAGCCTGCTTGCTATGTAAAAGCGGTCTGGGTTGTTCGCCCTAAAGTCTTCTCTTGTGCCAACAACCCTTCCGTTTTTGTAAACGGGCACCCTGACTGGCCTGCTTGGATAGCCCACCCACGCCTTCAGTGCCGGTGGCGCATTCTTCATCTGCCTCACGTTGGTTAGCTCGTTCCAGCCCTTGCCGTAATACAGCGACTCTTTACCCATAAGCCACTCAACCAAAAGCATTGCGTCTGGACGACCCCGGCTGAACAGGCCAATCGGCTTGCCGCCATGAGTTCCAAACCCACGACTTAGCTCGATAGCCGCCTGCTGCGGCAAGCCGCTGAATCCGTATATCTTTGCGCCTCCAACCCTAACGACCGCCTTCCAGCGAAGATACTCTGGCAGCGACTGGATCTCGCTCTCGGTGAACTGGCCGTTGTAAACGCCGTTCATAAACTGCTGGAATATGACCGCCTGCCTTGGGTTGTCTACCATCTGCCGAAGCTGGAACCTGACGTTGCCTGCATCCCAGGTGTAGAAGAAGAACAGCCTGCGAAGCTTATTCCTCTCAAAGGGTGTCAGGTGGGAGTAGTTCCGCATGGTGTCTTGGACGCTGAACGCGACCTCATCCATAGACTTGCCACGAGACATCTCTGCCAACGCAAGCAGGCGTCTGGCCTGGATCTCCACGCTTTGGTTCAGGGCTGACATCATCCTGATGTACGAGGGGAAGGTCAGCCCTCCGATAGCCATAGCCACCGCTGCGGCTGGACCACCCATAGCCGATCCAATGACGGCGCTGGTGCCAGAGCCAACTGCCAACTCGCCAACCCTCTGAACGCCCTCCTTGAGCCTGCCCTTCTTGGCGTCTGCAATAGCCTCTACAAACTTGCCGACCTCGGTCTTTGCATAGCTCCTAACACCACGCCCAACGTCTAGCTCGCCTGAACTGATCGGCCCTGTCACAGCCCTTCCTGTCTTTGGATCGATCCCAGCACGCCAACTCTTGCCCAGAATCTCCCCTCCAAGGGCACCAGCCCACGAACCAAGGAAGCCTCCAGCCGCACCGCCCAACGGACCAGCTATGGCAGAGCCTGCAATCCAACCACCAGTAGCGCCCATGCCAGAGCCCAGAAGCATGGGGGCAAGCGGCGTCTTGGCTGCTGAACCCTCGGTCCTGCCTAGCGCCTCCTCAAGGAAGGCAAGAGAGCGAGGCGACTCGTCAATGCCGTTGATTGCCATTTCACGCTTCAACTCACCCACGGTTTGGCGACGAGCACCCACCGTGATCATCTTCTTCTCTAGCTCTGGGAACGTGTCGCTCAACATCACGGTCCACATGTTCATGTGGTGCCTTGGGTTGAAGAGATCAGTGCCAACCTTCTGAGCTATTGATGCGTAGTTTCCTGAGAAGTTCATGCCAATATGGGCAAGGCTAGCCACTGTGGTCATCGTCTTGGCGAGTGCGTGGAGGCCGTCAGCAAGCTGAACCGCCGCACCCCACGCGCCCTTGTGAACCTCTGGGGTTCGCATCCACTTCAGGTACTCCGCGACCGGCTCTGGGACAAACACCTCTGGCATGCGACCATAAAGCTCGACAACATTGCGAGATACGTTGACTCCCTTTCGACGCAGAGCAGCCATAACCTCTGGGATGGTCGCCCCATCCTGAAGTTGCTGGTTTACGAACACCTCTATGTCGCCAGTCATCTCATCCGGCAGCTTCATTCTGCCGATAGCCTCAACCTGATCACGCTTGCCAAGCCTGACGTAGCCGAACTCCCTTGCTAGGTCTGGGTTGTTAACAAAGCGGGAGTCCCGACCCATCTCCTTGCCGATGGGGAACATCTCAAGGATGTCTTCGATAAAGACCTGATCAGCAATGCTTCGATCAATAGACTCGCTGTACCTCTTAATGAGGGTGAAGTAGTCAGTCTCAAAGAACTCATACACACCATCTAGGTCGGCCTGGGCTCTCTTCCTCTTCAGCAAGGCGTCCCACTCTTCTGGGGCGAAGTGCTCTCTCAGCTTCAGGGAGTTAGCTGCGTCATATATCGCGGCCAACTCTTCCGGCGACCTGCCCTCAAACACGCTTTGAAACCTGGGTCCGTTAGACATGAGGCTAGTCACATCGTGGTACAGCATGTCCTCGGCAAGCTCGTTCCTAGCCTGCTCGTTGATGTCGTCTAGGATGCTGGCCCTGGTTCGCATCCTCTCAAAGCCGGTCACATAGTTTGCTGGCAGAAGGTTCTTGCCCTTCATTCCGTCAATCTTGCGCCGTGCTGCAATTCGCATCATGTGCGGGATATAGCTGGCTACGTTCACACGACGGAGGAACTCCTCCTTCGTCCACGCTCTGAACTCCTTCTCCCTAAGCCCCTCAAGAGCCTCCTCCAGACCCTCGCGGGTTTCTCCCTCTGCTAGCTCCTCCTTGCCCGCAATCTTGCGCCTGATGAGGTCTATCTGTGCGCCCACCGCCTTGTCCCTAAACTGGGCCAAGCGACCGTGCCTCTGTAGCTTGACCAGCTTCTCTTCTAGGAACTCCTCCATAACCTTGGCTATGGCGAGGGCCTGCTCCATCTCCTCGTCAGTAAAGTGATCGCCTGCGCGTACACGCTTAACCTTTCCAGCATCTGGACCCAGGCCGTACCTCTTGGTTATGTGCTTGCCTGACAAGTGAATGAAGACATCCTCCCTGCCACGGCTCGACATGCCCAGGCTTTCGCCCATTTCCCGAACCTTCTTGCTGGCACCTGGGGGAATGCTGTACTTGCGAGGGTCTTTTAGGAGGTTGATGATGACAGTCTTCTCTGCCTCTGGAAGTCGGCTGTACTCTCGCAACCGCTCCCAGTCGTAAATCGCCTGCCTAGCTAGCTCCCTATTCGCCTCTGCTGCGTCGCCGTATGATCTTGCATACTTTTTGTAGTTGACGATGTTCTCCCAGATTTCGCCTGGGTTCGTGGTGTCCCACTTTAGCTTCCTAGCTATGTCGAGCATCTCCTCCTTCGCCCCAGGAAGAGCCTCGATCTTCTTCTTCATGCTTTCCGTAAGGCGCTTCGGCACAATGGAAGGCATATCCATCGGACCCTTTCGCTTCCCAGGCTGACCCCTGGTCAAGCCCTCAGCGATGCGCCTCTCGATGTCCTCTATCGCCCCAGAAACCTGCTCCTCGCCCCGTCCCACGAGAACCCGGCGCTTCCTCCCCTTCTCGGTAATTTCGTACCTAGCAAGGGGCTCCATCTCCTTTTCAAACGCAGCTTGAGCCATGTTGTCGGCGCTAGATCGAGCAGCCCTAAACTCCTCTTGAATCTCTGCGTCAAGCTTGGCTATCTCCTCCTCAAGCCAACTGGTCTTCGCCTTGGCTCTGTCCCTGGCTTCTTCTGAAACCGGGTTTCTTTTTGCTGACACCTCTCCCGCCTCAGCGATGGAAGCCTGCTCTGGAGTGATGTCCAGTGCGTTTAGCTCTTCCACAAGGGCGGCTCTCTTCTCTTGGAGGTCCCGTATCTTTTCGCCCGTCTCGTCTATCAATCCTCGCGCCTTGACCGCTGCGTTTGCCACATCGGGAAGCACGCCGCCTCGGCCCTGTATGAAGTCCTCTACTGCCTTGACGTTGAAAAGATAGTCGTCTGGCCTAGCCGCCCTTCTAAGCTCCTCGACGCGCTCCGAAATCCACTTAACAGGATCCCGAAGAACATTTCTAGCCACGCTGGATGCCTTGTCGCCCCTGGAGCTTGCCGACCAATCGCTCCCCTCGTCCTTAATCAGCCTCTTTGCAGCACCCTCGCTGATTCCGTGGTCACGCTTGAGCTTGTCCTCAACGACCCTCTTAATCCTTTTAACAACAATCGCTGGCTTGTCTGGGGATAGATAAGCAAAGTCACTAACTAGGTCGTCGTGGGGGTCTATGTTTCTTGTTTGCTGGTATCTCGCAGCCTGCCTAGATATGTCGTCTGGAATGTCTACTGGCTTGGGCGCGGCTGCGGGCTTGGGTGCGGATGCCGCCTCCTTCTCCAGCTTCGCAACCAACTCCTTCTTTGTGTAAACACCCGTTCCAAACTCAGGAAGCTCTTCTCCGTACTCTAGCCAATTTTTCCCTAAACCCTCTATTTCAATCCAAGTTAAATACCTATCTTCGCCGCCTATGCTTGCCTTGTGTATTGGAGCAACCGACTCGTCTATCATCCCCGTCTCGGTTCTTGGGTAATAGACAGCGCCCTTTTTAACTAGGTCAGGTGCCTCTCTTGAGGGCTTGGGTGCGGCGTGGGTGGGCCTTCGGTAGAGGTGGTTTTTAAGAAACGCCTTAGCCACACCAATGTCGAAGTCGTCCATGCCGACGACTTCGACGCCAACCTTCTCAGAACCCAGCCGCCCAGACTCGTCGGCGTAAACGCCAGCAGGAAGGTTCTTCCACTTGTTGTCGCTTACCTTGGCTGTCTTCACCAGCATCCTACCGACATCAATCCAGTCTTCTCCTTCGGCCACTTTCTCAAGCTGCGGCCTAGTCAGCTTGACCAAACCACCCTCTGCCTCCACATATACGTTTGAAACCTTGGCGAAGCGCTCCTCCTTTGGCAGCTTGTTCCACTCATCTTGGGTCACTGGGATTCGGTGCTCGTCCCTTTTCAGCGGCTTGATGGGAGCCCTCCCCACAGCCTCCTCTGCGACATCAGAATCACCGAACCAGCGCTTGAACTCCGCTTCAGCCTCCTCAGCAACCTCCTTTGCGACTGCGGGCTTGCCTGCCCTGATGCCAGCTAGCTCTTCTTCAGCGTCCTTAAGCTGCTTCTTGAGCCCACCAATCGCGGTGTCATAGACCCTAATCTTCTTCTCTACTTCCGCCCTGCGCTCTGACCTTGGTGTCTTCAGTCTTTCCGAAGCCGACTTCAGGGCGTCATCAAGCTCAAGCATCTCGCTGTGCTTGACATTGGATCCTATGATTCGACCCGCTAGAGCCTCAGCGTCTGGCCTGCCAGCCATCTTTAGAACCTGTAGGGCGGCCTTGTAGTAACGGACCTGCGTCTTTTCGTAGTCAAAATCGAGCCCACCGCCGAGACTCTTTGATGGCCTTCTCCCCTTCCACGCGGCTCTGGTCTTTTCAAGGTTGTTCACCGCATCAACATCGGCTCGACCGGGGATCTTGTATCCCATTCGCGGGTAGGCGGGTGCCTTGTCTGGATTCAGGGCCACAAACCTCTTTGCAAACGCCAGAACAATGTTCTGGAAGTTGGTCCTGCCCTTGTCGTAGGTAAACCTGCCTTGCGGGATAGCTGACTTAACGATGTCGTCATACTCAGCGAGGCTCAAAACCTCCCTGGCTTCTTCGCCTGTCATGCCAGCGTGCTCCTGAAGAGCGTCGGCAACTGCTGACTTGAAAGAGGTCTTGTTGTTCTTAAAGCCAGGAGCCTTGATCGAGAACCCCTCTTTCGGTGGGTTAAACCTAGCCGCCAGCCTGTCTGACACCTCTTCCTTGATGAACTTCAGGGCCTCTATGCTTTCCATCTTGTCGCCGGAAAACAGCTTGTCGTGAACCCACCGTATCTTGTCTGGCGAATACTTAGCCGCCTTCATCATGGACTCTAGAGACTCATTAAGAATCGCCTTGCCCAGTACGGAGATGTTGCCTCCGTAGCTCTTGATGTAGTTCTGGTAAGCAACGTCGAAGTCCAGCGCCATTGGGTGTACTTGGTAGTACCCGTCCTTGGTCAGGATCCTGTCAAAGATGTCCTCGACCTCTGGGCTGATCTTGAACTTGTACTCCTTCTGACCAGACACCGCCCGGTACATCTTGAAGATCCAGTCCTTGAACTTGGCGAACACCTCTCGCAACCCGTGGTTGGAAACCCTGCCGCTCTTTGTCCAGTTGGCAAACGCCTGCCCCCAAGCCGACAAGCCTGCTTCCGACCAATCTCCGTTCTTTCGGAAGCCCGCGTCGCCTAGCTCTCGCCTAATCCAGTCCGAAGCTATGTCGTAGTCCTTTGATGGCAGATCCTTAGCAAAGACTCGGCCAGCGCCCTTGATCATCCCCTGGAACGTCTGGGACTGGAACGCAGAGACGATCTCCCTGGACTCTCTCGCCGCTGCGGCCCCAGCATCTCCGCTGCCTCCCCTGACAGCGCCGGAATCGAACATCTCATCGAAGACTTGCCGTATCTCGTCGTCTACCCTCTTGAGCTTCCCTGACTGAATCAGGGGGGTCATGATCTGCTTAATCCACTCCTTGAACTTAGCGAAGATCCCGGCCATTCCGCTGGCCGCTGGAGCCACACCAGTCTTTAGATAAAGCTCAAAAGCTTCGGCAAAAGCTTCCTCCATACCTATAGACCACTTGTCACCAACCTTGCCTATGCCAGAAGCCCTCTCAGCCCATGCTGCGGCGCGATCTTGAAGTTCTTGCGGAAGATCCCTGCGGAAGAAGTGGCCCAACTCATGGCCCAATGTTCCTGGCCTAGCCGACTCAAGAAGGAAGATTGCTGCTTTCTCTTGCTCGCCAAAGACTATGAATCCGTTTGTAGTCTCCAGCTTTTCGGGGCGGAAAATGGAATTGTAGATCCTGACACGCTCTCTCCCCCAAGCCTCGTGCAGCCTCTTTTTCTCTTTATAAAGAGCTATCGCCTTCTCCTCCTCCCTCCTCCAGGCTTTAGTTTTCCCCACTGGATCTTTGAACGTATGTAGCTCCGCCTTAGCTATCCACTCTTTAGACCCTGCTATTAGCTCATCTGCGTCTAGGTTGGCGTATTTTCTCGGCGCAAGAGCTAGCCTAAGCGTTCCGTCGCTTTCGGTCCTGACGTAGAACCGCAGCATATCCTGCCAACGATCAACGGTCTTGTTGTATGCGTGTGCCCCAGACATATCCAGCAACTTGGAACCCGACTTAGCCGCCGCTCTTACCCGCTCTGGGCTCCAGGGCACTCCTAATGCAACTTTGTCATCAAACGCCTCCTTTTGTTTGTAGTATGCGTCCCACGCAGCGTTGTACGCCTTATCGCTCTTTTCCAGCTCTTCGTATGCCGCAAACTTTCTTTCGTAGTCCTTTGAACGTTTAGAAGCAGCTACCTTCTTTACATAGTCTTCTCTGTACTTGCCCCCAAGCAGGTCCATAAAGTCGTCTAGCTCATTTGGCGTTGCTACCTGCCACTGCCACGGAAGGCCACCCTCTTTTGCCGGGTCGGACAGCTTTCCAGTTCCGCCTATGATCTCGACAGGCTTCAGGTCTGGATCTATTTCGTAGATTAGCTTTCCGAACACCTCGTCAGTGTCCTTAGCCGTGCGTATGTGCAGCCTAGCCAGGAACTCTTCTGCTGGCCTGTCGTTGGCAACAGCCCATGCGTTGGCGCGAGAAGCTGCTAGACGCGCATACGCCTCGCCCATCTCTGGCGTAACGGCAGACTTACGCATCTCCTCAAGAACGCGCTTGCCCTCCACGCCCTCAAGAGTCTCTTCTATTCTCTTCGCTGCGGAACTTATGGGTGCGATCTCTACGGCTCTGCCCAAAACCTCCTCTTCTATATCCTTGCTGTATTTGGTGAACCAAGAGTCGGCGTAATCCGCTGGCAACCCGTTCCAAGAAGCCCAAGCCTGCGCCCTTGCCGACATGGTTGCCATAACCCCATCAGCCTGCGCCTCCCACTCGTCAACGCCAGTAGCCCTCAGCGCGTTCCTGACACGACCATGCAAGTTACCCTTGTGAGCAGACCAGTCCGTCCACGACCCCTCTGGGATCAGCCCCCTGGTCCTCATCTTCTGCAAGAACTCGGCTTCGGTACGAGCCATGTCAGGAACCTCTTCCCTGATGGCGTCTATGCCCTCGTCCTGCATTTTGCTGATCGCACGAAGCTGCTCAAGAAGAGCCTCAAGCCCGTCCTCGTCGCTGAAACCCTTTTCAGTAGCTAGCTTTTCAAGCTCGCTCTTCATGTGGCGAAGATGCTTTGCGTGCTCCACCTTTCCAGCCACATCCTTCATGGTCTGGAACTCAGCCTGAACCCTGAAGTCGTCTGTGAGAACCTTCTTCAGAACCGAGCTTGTCTCGTTCAGGTGCAGCTTGAACGCCTTGATAAGCTCCTTTCGCTCTGGACCGATTGCCTCGTGGATCCTCCTCAGATCCCGCTCAAGCGACCCCATGAGGTCAGAAGCCTTACCCTCCTTCAAAGACTGAAGCAGCGGGCGAACCGCCTCTATTGGGAGGTCGTCGGTTATGCCGTCTTCAATGTTCTGCAAGCCCTGCTTCACCTTTGTCATCCAGGCAAAAGCCTCTATCTGGGCCTCTGTTGCAGGTATGTGCTTGCCAAGCTCCTTGTAGACCACTGCCAGCTTAAGGACATCCTGACCCTCTGGCGTTGTGGTGTCAGTAAGCGACTCGATCTTAGCTATGTGGTTGGCTAGCCTCTGCTTGTCCAACGTCCTTCTAGCCTGATCCTGTAGCTCCCCTCGCTCAAACATCCGCCACATAGCCTGATGGTGGACCTTCATTGGCTGGTAATGATCGCCCACCTTCTTGAAGTAAGGCTGGGCCTTTTCAAGGGCGATGATCGACTCTGCCGTAAGGCGGAACCCCTCTAGTCCAGGGAACGACTTCATCGCTGCCATTCCCCAGCGAACCCTGCGATTGTCTGACTTTGCGTAAATCTTTGCCCTGCCGTAGGCGACATCTGCCGCTGCCCTAGCCGCATCGTCTGCCGCTACCTTAGTACCTGGGAAAGCCTCGTCTATTGCCCTGCCGTAGGCGGCGTCTGCCGCTGCCTTAGTCTTTGGCAGGGCCTCACCTATGGCCTTTCCAACAGCCCCTCCAACCTTAGTTGCAAGGTGCGGCTTTACATCTTCCGCCTTGGTCAGGCGGAACATCATGTTCCCATTAACGTCCAGCGACCTCCTTGGGTCTACCCAGTGAATGATTGACTTGACGATCTCCTCGCCCGTGTCTGGGTCAACCTCGCCGGTTAGCTTCACCTCAATGTCAAAGAGACGCTTTCGCCTGTTGGCCTCCTTGTTCAGAGCAGCCCAAGCCTCCTCCACCCTGACTGTGGGTGTCGCGTTTGTCGGAAGATCAACGCCAAGCTGTTTGAGCACATTACTCACAACAGCCGCCGACTCCTTGTCCATAGCGAACTCGCCCGCCATCTCATCGACCACATCGTCAGCCATGCTTGGGAACTTGGCCTTCCAGTAGGCGGGTGATGTGTGCTCAATCCCTTCGCGCCACTGCCTCAGAAGCTCCACCGACTGCCAGCCGTGAACATCCACTCCGTGCCTAAAGCCTACGTCTGCTGCATCAACGACAGCCAGATTAGTCCTGGCCGTTGCAATGTCCTTCGCCTCCTGAAGGATCCTGTCCTCATCCAGCACGCCAGCCTCGTCCTTGAACTTGCCCGTCTTTTCCGCAGCCTTTCTGATCAGCCTTGCCTGAGCCGCCGTCTCGTAATGAATGGCGTCATCAATGACGTTCTTTGCCGAGTCGGTAACTTTGGCCCCAGCTATTTGAAAGGCCCTTGGCAGCTTAAGGAAGCTGAGGGGGTCGCTAAAAATCAAGCCAACAAAGCCAAGCGCTCCGTGCCCGAAAGATGAGCCCTCTTCAATCTTCTTGTCCCTGGACTCAGCCCATCCCTTGTAGTTGTCACCAACAAACGGAAGAGCCTGATCAAGAACACCGAGCCCTGTCCAAGTCGCCCACTGAATGGCGTCGGCACCGTAATCGAACATCTTGTCGATGTTCTCGTCTACCGAACTAAGCCAGTTCTCTTCGGTAAAGTCCTGCCCGCTAGCCTCAGCGTGTAGCCAGCCGAGCGGCGTTCCCGTTGCCGCAGTTACGTACTTTATAACGCTCTTTAGGGTGTCCTCGCCGTCGTCAAAGCTTCCATCAGAGGTTTTGTAGTTGTCTGCTATTGCGCCCTCAAACTCTTCCAGATTGTAGTCGCCGCCACCCTCAAGATCCCTCTTCCTAGACCCCCAAAGGGACTTGTACGTGGCGCGAATCGGCCTTCCCGACCAGCTATCCACCCACTCAATCACCGCAGCTAGCCCGGTGAGGGTGCCCATGAAGACGCCGCTCTCCTCTTCAGCCCTTTGCAGAAGCTCTGGGTTCCACTCTGCTGTGAAGTCGCGCATGATCTCGGCCTTGTCGCTCTTAGACCTAGCCCGTCCATAATCACGGACCATCTTCCTGTGAGCCAACTCAAAAGCCTCTGGATCTCTTTGCCAGTCAACGTCTTCAAGCAACTCTGGCGTCGGCTTCTCGTCCAACGTATCGGGCAGGTACTGCAACGCCTCCTCTTCCTGCATAGAGGAAATCTTGCTGGGCGACGCCCGTCGAACCTCTCTTGGGACTATGGGCTTAGGAGGCTCGTCGTAGCCTGGGGGAATGGCCGCCTCCGCCTCGCGGCCATCTCCACCACCAAACTCCTCAAAAAGCCAGTCGTGCTCGCTGGCCTTCCTTGGCTTCTTTTTGGCGATAGCCCTTAAGGGGGCGTCAGCAGGCTCAGGCACGCCGGGAAGGTCTGTGGGGGCCTTTGGTGGCGTGGCCCCAAGACGGCCTCCGCCGAACTCGTCAAACAACCAGTCGTGTTCTCCTGCCTGCTGCCCGTTAGCCATTACCTAAGAGCCTCCCCCAGCAGGTCCACCAGCGACTCCAACTCTTCAATGTCATCCCCGACCCGCCTTCCTGTGGCTCGGTCGTAGGCAGCCCCGGCACCCGGCTCCAGTTGATACTCCACCTTCATCGCCCTCATAGCGCCTAAAGCCTCTTGTTGCGCCGACCTTATTTCGTCTTTTGACACGGGTCTACCTTCACCAAGGTTCGCCAACACCTCCTCTGCGCGGTCCACGGCAGATGTAAACCTTCTAAGCTCTTTTCCGTGGCGCTCATGCTCTCCTATCGTTCTCTCCAAAGAGCGCCGCCTTCTTTCGCGTTTTTTTCTTTCCCTCTTTGCACCTGGGGATTGAGACACCGAAACGGGCTTCTTCTCAAGTTCTTCTAGTTCAGCCCTCGCCTCCTTCAGCGGCTCAGAGGCAACCTCTGGAAACTCAGCCAGTATTGCCGCCTCTACACCCTCGCCGTACTTCCAGCCACCGCCCTTCGTTTCAGCAATAGCCGCTATCACCGCATCTCTGGTGTACCCCCTTTTTTTGTAACTGCCTACCATCTTCTCCACCATCTCCGAGTTGACCTCAACTACGACGACCTCTTCGTCGTCTGGCGGTGGCTCCTCATAGACCGGAGAACTATCCAAGCCCATAGACTCCTTATACTGGTCCCAAAGAATCTGCCTGTCGGCGCTCGCTGAGTCGTACTGCTCCTTTAGCTCGTTGTAGACATCAAGCGCCTTTTGAACCCCCTCCTTGCGCTCCTCTGTAACCTCGTCCGGTATGGCTTCCGCAATATCCCCCTTCAACCTGTTGTAGTTAGACAGCGCGGACACCATCTTTGATCGAATGCCACTCGCATGCCTGTCCATCAGCTTTAGCGCAGCAAATGGGTCTGGGGTGTTAACTCGGATAGTCCTGCGCCGTATGTCTGCCAGCCTTAACTGTCTGAGGTGATCAGGAACGCTTCTAAGGTCGGCAATGGCCTTCTGCCGCTCGTCTTCACTCAACTGTGCCAAGTCTTTAGACAGATCGGTTAGCTCTTCTATCGAGAACCCCTTAATGCCTGCCGACTTGAGTCGAGCAAATGTGGCCCTCTCAAGGGCCGAACGATCCTCTTCCTCCTTGTCGCCCATGAATCGAGTCAGAGCCCTGCCCAAATCGCTCCTGTACTTGGCCGTCTCAGCCACCGCACCTGGGGCAAGCAGCTTGTCTCTATCGACGCCAAGCATTTGCGAGATGGTAGTGGGTAGCCTGCTGCCCCTCTCGTGCAACATCGCTAGGTGCATCTGAGCAACCGGTTCAAGAACCGTACTGCCATCAAAACCCATCGACGCTGCCGGATTGATCAACCCTTCGCCAAGCGGGCCTCCCACAGACGGAGCCTCCGTCATAGCCGCTGGGGCCTGAAAGTCTGCTCCTGTGGCCGTAATGCCTGGGCCTCTCTCCAGACCCATCTCCCCGAGAGCAGCCATCAAAGCATCCTCCCTGATCTGCTCTCCACCCTCAAACTCCGCTGGAGAATCTTCAGATGTCACCAGTCCAGAGAGCGCCCTAGCACGCTCACTACCGGGCTCTAATCCCATAGCCTCAAGAGCCCTGATAACCTCGCTCTTACCGTCTCCCTCCAGGGGACCCATGCCCTTGTCTGGAATATCCTCCCTAGCAGCATGCCTTTCCATAAGAGCAGACCACTCCTCCTCCGAAAGGCTCCCCCTTCTCCGACCGGCTAGCTCTCGATCCGTAGGTTGCCAGTCTCCCGGTATAAACTCCTCTTCAGCCGCTGGCTCCTGCGCCAGTTGCCCGATCTCGTCCGACTCAATTCCGCCAGTGCCAACAGTGGCCTTTCTTCTCGTCAGTGGACCAGCCTTAGCCTTCAAGCCCTCGTATTGGGCCAGGGAGTGAAACACCTCGGCAAGTTGCGACGCCTCGGCCTTAGACAGCTTGTCCCTTTCGCCACCACCTGTCGCCCCGGCACGGCCCCCGGCCCTTCTGCCAGCCCTGCCGGTAGCTACAGACCCTTCGCCGTCATCACCAACCACATCAGACAGCCCACCCTGAAGGGAATCCAACCTTCCGTAAAGATCCGCCGCCGCCTTCGCCCTGTTTTCAGCGAACTGCTCCTGCTTCATCTCCATATTAAGAGCATTGTCTGCAATCTTCTGAATGTTCATCACAAGGGCTAGCCCCTGCGAGGCACCTTCCATAGCACCAGCTATGCCGTTCGCCTGACTTACATATCTAAGCGCACGCTCGTAGTCGCCGCCTCTTGGAAGGTATAAGGCCATCTCAACTTACTCCGGTAAACTGGGTCCAGGGCGCTGCTTCCTCTGCCTTGGGGGCCTTCCCGCCAAAGTTGGAAATCCTCGATTCGACACCCGCTCCCGTTGCAGTGCCTCCCGTAAATTGACTCCCCAGATAACCCCTTGCGCCGCGTTGTGACGAGCCAAGTGCGGTAGCAAAGTTAACCTCCCTGACCTTTGAGGGATCGTACTTCTCCTTGGCTTCTTTTATTGCACCCCTTCTACTAGGCCGAGCCTCGCCCGATGCCGCCAACCCAGCAATCGCGCCAGCAATCGCCACGACCGCTCCTATCACCGCCACAACAGGAGCGGCAGGACCCGCAGTAGTACCCAGAGACGCAATCGTCGCGCCAGCCAACATGACACCACCAGCAGTTGCACTAACCGTGGCAATGGCTTGACCCGCAGTCTCTTGATCGGCTATCTCCTCCTCCAGCTTAATCAACTCCTTCTCACGTTGTGCGACGATAGGAGCCATTCTGGACGGGTCTTGAACCTCCTGCTGCGCCTTCGCCCCTCGCAGGGCTGACTCGTAGCCAAGGGCCGCGCCAGCCTCTTGCGTTATAGACCCCCTAAGAGTGTCCTCAAAGCCTCCTGGGGCAGTACCCTTCAAGCCTCTTGAGATGTCGCGAGCACGCGCTGAGGCAGCAGCCTCCTCCATGCTAGACGCTCTCTTCATAGCGCCCATTTGCTCTTCAACCGCCTCCACCTGACCGGGCAAAATCTGTCGCTCATAGATTCTTTGAGACACACCACCCTCACTACGCGCTCGCGAAACCCTCTCACGCTCTCGCTGGGGCTCTCGCCGCTCGTCGTACTGAGACTCCCTTGAAGTTCTTTCGTTGCCTCTTGCCATCTTCTCTTCCCTTTCTGCCTACCGCTGCCCAGCTATAAATGGTTCATCGTCCCACACCAACATAGAAGGCGAGACTTCTTGTAAAGACTCTTCATAACCACCCACCGTAGAGTATTCCTCATAGCCACCCGCCTCTGGGTACACCGACTTGTATGCCATGATCAACCGGTCGTACCTATCTTGAGCAGCAGCCAGCGCCTCTTCCGCCCTCTTACCGGATTCTCCGCCAACCACCCCCCTACTAAGCCAATCAGACCTCGCCGCATCAAGCTCCGCCTTCGCTTCTTTTATTAGTTGCGAAGCCTGCTCAAGCTGCGGGCGAAGAAGGTCCTTCCTGCCCTGGCCCGAAATACTCGCTCCATACTCTTCCGAAAAATCCGCAAGAGCCTCTTCTGCGCCACCCATTAAAGGATCGTCTTCCGACCGATCCAGTTCACTCTTGCTAACAACCTCATCCTGCCTAGCTCTAGTGCCCTCGATAGCGTCTGCGTCTGTATCCAGCGCCTCCACAATCGCATCATCAGCCTCAGCCGACTCATCAACCTCTGTTTCCACTACATCGTTTACGGGAGACAGCGCGTCATACTTCTTGGCTATAGACCCAGCCTGAGTCATCATCCCGATTCCCATGGCCGAAACCTGACCAATCGCCTTGATAACCTGCTGTTGCTTCTTCTTCTTCGCCTGTTGCTCGGCACGCATGGCAGCTATCTCGTCCTGCATCTGCTCGTACAAATACCTGCGCTTGTTTAGCTGCTCTTCCCCAAGCGCCTCTCCAGACACCCTGGCCCTCATTCCGGCCAGCTTTCCGCGCCTCTTTGCAAACCTTGCCACATCCTTCCCGTGAAGATATGGCGACCTTCTTCCTGGCGACCGGAAGCTGGACACAGCCCCCTCTGGCTCGGCATCTTTCAACTGCCTTGTCATCTCTGCCTGGGCCGCTAGCTCTTTGCCGTATTGCCGCATCCCCCTCTCGGCACTAAACGTCTCATACGGCATTATTCCGCCCTGAAAGTCGTCAAGAAGGTCTTCGTATCCCTTGTAAGCCTTTGTCATTATGGAGCACCTATCTTTGAAGACGCAGACTCTGCCTTGCTTCCGTAATACGCGGTTGCGGTTAGGTGTCTAGCCTTGCTTCTTACAGTTGCGTATGCAAGCTGAGCGACATCTACCGCCGCCCTAACGGTTCCGTCCTCTTGCTCACTCTCTTGAAAGACGCCACTAACCCTAACAAAATAGTCCCTTGCCTTGCCGACTCTAACGCTGTCGTCGTCCACAGAAACCGTCTCGATTGCATTCAAATGAACCGTGTGACCCCGCCGCAGCTTTTGTCTAGAAACCGAGAAAGATGCGTCCGTTGTTTCGTCCATTCTTACGCTTAGATACGCCTCGTCCAGAAGGGTATACGTGGTTGCGCCTATGTCGCCCGCGTAAAGCCAGAACTTTAAGTCTAGCCCTGGCATTTCTGCTGTAGCGATAGCACCGCCAGCGTTTTTTCCAAGAGCCGCCAAAGAGGTTCCCCCAGCTTCATTGGACTGATCTAACGCCGACCACAGTATTGAGTCGATTTGTATTTGTGAATGGACCTCTACTACGCAGCTATGCGGGATAAGCACCCTTGTGGCAGCCTCCTCCACGGTATAGAGGTTGTTGTTTATGCCCAGATGATCGGTAAAGTTTGTGGTGCTTCCAGACCTAAACCCAAACACCCACACAGCCTCTTCGTTCCAGATAAGCTGGCGCGACCTAAAAGTCTCTGTCAAAGACCTTTCGTGCAGGCTTCTAATTCCTAGAACCTTGTCTTCTTCGAAGTTCTCTTGGTTGACCTCTCCGTTAATAGACTTTTCAAGATCAAGAAAGCAGTTGGTTACAGGCTTGTGTGAGAAGGCCCGACCGCGAGATATGCCAGTAACTTGTGGGACGTATTTGGACATTATCGCTTGATGCACCTTACCGTTATGTCTGAGCTTAATATCTTAGCTGTAGATGCGTTTGCGGCCCCTGTCCCGGCGTAGTTTGTTGTCTTTGTAAAGACTGACACCTTCAGTGACGTTAATTCTGGCCCAACGGGCGACGGCACATATGGAAACGCCAGCACAACCTGCTTTCTTTCAAGGTACCCAGAGTAGGCGTCACCCGTGTCGTGTGGCTCGTCTGACGCCGAAAGGGTGATGGACCGAATTGGATTTTGTGTGATTCCTGCGCTGCTGCTGTCCCTCACAATCGGCAAGGCCAGCGAGCCAGAGTGGGGGCACGCCACCTGGGCTTGGAACCAATACCTAGCATCAAGTCCCGTGGGGCCTGCTGCGGAATAGACGTTCTGATCCGCAACAGAAAGTCTGATTTCCACAAACATTGGCGCGCTTGGCACGCTTGGCGTAGTGCCGCCGAACGCAACGGTCCATATCTCTGTGTAACTGGTGCTGTTTGGTAGCGCGAAATCAGTTTCAGAGGCGTCGTGAAAAATCGTTTTGAAGTATGCGTCGGAGTGGGCTTCGGAGGGCTCGCCATTGTCAATGTGGCGGGTGTTGATCGCCCCTGGCTCGATTGAAGAGTCCACCATCGTGTTCGTCGCAACACGTATGCGATCTATATTCTCTCGCACCTTGACCGCGCTGAGATCCTCCCCTGGCTCGATTAGGTGCTTTAGCCCCAGGTTGTGGTCTGTTGGTGTTATCGGCATTACCTTGCATACCCGTATGCGTACATGTATGTCCCCGTGTACTTCAACACAGGTGTCGTAGCCGACACTGCCCTATAAGACCTGTCTCTTATTTGCGCCTTTATCCTGTTCATTCCTGGGCGAACCACGGTGCATGTTTGAAGGTGAAACGGCATAAAGCCCTCGTTGACCGTGCATGAGAATGTCCCCATCTCATCTAGCGGCGTGTTGTTCACCATAAACCTAACGTCATACTCGTTTATTGACCTTACACCCTGTGTGCCGCCCGACTGATTTGGAAGCTGCACCTGTCCGTTAATAACAAGCCACAGGACAGTCGTTTCTCTAAGCTCCAACTCTATGTTCATTTGAATGGCGGCGGTTCTATGAAACCACTCCCATGACACGTTCTTATCGACCTCCTCCTCAAGGCCGTCATAAGAGTTCACTGCCGACGTTAGGCTGGGAGAAAAGCCCGCACTCTGCACCTGGGTAAACAGACCAGTTGAGCTATCCGACGAGCCAACCACAGAGGGCGACCTCATGTAGTTTGGCCCGTATGAGTCGCGGATTAAGTTGTAGGATATTGAACTGTCGTGGATGTTGTTTTGATCAATCCCGCCATCAACAGCGGTCATCGCACGGTTCATCTCACGCATTAGCGCGTCGGCATCTGCGATGTGACCTCTAAGGGGAAACTCTTTCGCCCTGTAGTGCATGCTACCCAACCTCCCTTTCAAGCGCCCTCACAGCCCTGGCAACAGAAGCGTCGTCCTCTAGGTCGCTTATTTTGGGCGAGCCCGTTGACGACAGCGCCCTGTTGGTCGCAGTAAGGAGGTCTGAAGTGATCAGAGACATGGGTATTCCAAGGTCTGTCTCGGAAACCAGCCCCGCCAACTTTTTAACATCTCTCTCGGCCACAACTAAACCTTTGTTTCTCTTATACCGTCAGTCCCCCTGCTTCTAACGCCATGATCCTCTAAGAACAGGTGCCACCCGACTAGCCTCCACGGCTCATACTTCGGCTTGTCTGGGGCTCTAACCGCGTCGTTTGGCGCGGCTGTCATTGTCGTCCCTGACTGAGCAAGAAGCGCCACGTTGGGCATCGTCACTAGGTTCACACCATCGCTAAACGGAACCGTGGAAATGGTTTCTCCAATGATGTAAGGCGCGTCGTATTCTGTAACCGGTTCCTTCGGCCTAAACCCTGTGTGAAACCTAAACCTAATGCACTTTCCGTGGGCCTCATTTAGGTCGATTATCTTTGTTACAACCCGCCTCTTGTCCCACTTCTTGTCGCTGTCCACATCCCACAACTGGTGTTCGCCGTTTTCGTCTTGCATTGACCATGTTGTGGCGTCGTCTGCCTGAAGATTGATGGTGGTCGATCCAGCCGCCTTCCTATCGTCCCAATCAAGACACCACTCTACGTTCAGGTCCACGTTGCCTGTTTGAACAAAGTAGAGAGCTATCTTGTAGAACCTTTTGTCTGTATTCGGATCGCCCACCTCCATCCACTCAGTTTCGTAGTCTCCGAGTATTGGGCCACCTATGTCGTACCGAATGCCTGCAAAGTCATGCAGGTATGGAATCGGTTGTGGCGGGTATGAGTCGTCCCAGGTTGGTGTTCCTGGGATTGTAAGGTCCACAGGATCTCCAGCCTCTGTTATTTCCGTGCTTGTCGTAGACATCCCCGTAAATGGATCGGTTTCAACAATCGTTTCAGTCACCACCGACCAAATGCCGCCCTGTATTCCTGTGTGCGCGGCCTTGTCTACCTGATGACCACCACCCCACAGGTACAGGTCTGGGAACCCGCTTCCGTTGTTATACAGGGCAACTATCGACTCTCCCTTGTACGAGATGCCGTGCGTCACTTCCCTGCCAGCAATTCTGCTGAATGCCCCGGTGTCTGTGTGGATAACCCAAACCTCGTTGTTCTCAGAGCCTGGGTTTGCGCTTACCGCCAAGTAAACGCGCTCGTCTGCCGCATTGGCCCACATAACCGCATTGTCCCTAGAGTAGTCAGGAAGGTTCCTAACCATTTGATCTAGGATCTTCGATATTCTAGTGAACTTGCTTCCGTCAAAAACGTGAACCCCTACGTCAGACATGAAGTAGGTTCTGTTGTCTATGCTAACCACAGCCCTATCGCTAATGGCCCCAAAGGTAGCCTGAAGCGGGGTCAGAACGGGAAACTCCGCCCTGTCGTGGGTTACTAGGTAGGCGCTGTTTTTCTTAAAAACGATCGCATAGTCTTGAGCCATGCCCCACCCAGTAAGCCTGTCTGCGTCGTTTGCGTTCACCTCTATGAACGATGTCGAACTAACGGCCTCTGGACTATGAAGCCCCGAATAGTAAAGAATCGATGGCTCGTTTGATATTCCGCCGTAATAAGTCCTCCCCCGAAAGGCAAACGCCCAAGTCGCCATCGGGGGAGGCAGATTATCTCCCGGCGCTGGCGCTGGATCTACTGAAGAGTTCGACGGTCGCCTAACGTCAAAGTGAGTCTTTGACTTCGGGCCAAGCCTCCTTGGGAGGGCTGTTGGAAGCTGGCCGTTGATGCTCCGATACAAGGCACGCTCTACTATGTCCTCCTGAGCAGGCTCTTCTCCAAGATCAAGAAAAACCATCGCCGCACGATCAGCCCACTTCAACGCGCCGCCAGGATCCACCTTTCTTCCCACATTGGTGGTCCCTGTAGCTGCGCCTGCGTCAACACGGCCCTGACCACCCTGATCGTTAAGCCCACTCCCACCCCCGGCTGAACGCCCCCTTTTCGCGGACAGGAGACTCGTGCCACCAGAGCCAGACCTTCGATCTGCCTCGTCGCCACCCCGCGCAATCGTTCCCACCGCATCGTCGGCGCTTTCAAGGCCAATCGTAAGGCCGAAATACTCATTCATGTATATTTCGTTTGATGGCGCTGATAGCTCCGACTCCTGTCCGTACTTGTTGATATACGTCTGGTAGTAACGAAGTCTGACCGAGGCTGCGTCGTCTATTCCTATGGACGAGGTTTTAAAGAAAATCTCCTTCGACCCACGAATGAACGTAGCCTTGATCGGCTCTGGAGGGGCCTTAATTCCCAGGTCCGTCAGAACCTTGCCGTCCCACTTCATCGCCGCGTGACCACCGACCAAGATGATTACAAACTGACCAACGTCCACAAACCTGGGATAGAACCTGGGCCTAACGTCCATTGTTTGTATTTCGATTGTCTTCAAAAGCCTGACGCTGTTGCTCTCTACAACGCCTATCTTGATCGTATCCTCATCCCCCCAGGCAACCATGATCTCCACAGTTTCTCCCCAGGTAAACTGGCCGATTGTGAATATCTTGTTTCTGGCGTTCTGCTCTGAAAATGGGTTGTCCGAACGAGTCCACGTTGTCTCTTCGGTAGTCGTCTCAAGAGAATAAATGCTCGGCCCTTGGAGCGGGTTTGCCGAGCTTCCTTTAGAGCTTTCGGCTAGCCTGTGCCGGATCTGTGTGCCGCCACTGGGGCCACCAGCGGCACCGCCGCCAATGCCCCTCCTGACCTCGCTCTGCACGCGCTGATCGTCATCCCACTTAATTAGAAGACGACACCCGTCAACCTTGACGATTTCACCAGCCATCGTGAAGACGGCACCAAGGATCTTGTTGGCAGAGCCTCGCTGCTGCCAGATGCGCGTGTCTAAGCCTACTGTATTAGACGGCTCAAAATACTCTGTTCTACCCTTAGACCTAGCCACATCAAGGACCCGTTCCGTCCCACGAGCCGTGCCACGCCTGCGGCCTTCCAACCACTCTGGGCCTTCCGCCCATTACAACTCGGTGGTCGCCGTCTAGTCGGTCGTTCTGGATCATGCGAGCAACTCCCATTTCAAACCGCTGCCTAGCCTGATTGGCCCGACCCTGCTCGTCTTCCGCCTCAAGCATGAGAGCCTCCGCACCGTCCAAGATCAGGTGGTGGAAGGTGGCGTCAAATAAAGGTATGTCGTCATCCTCTATCAGTCGCTTGGCCTCCAACTGATAGAGAACCTTAAGCTGGTATCTAGCCGATGGAGCGGGCCAGAGCTTGATGTACATAGTAGACGCACTGTCTGGAGCCCTATAACCAAGGTCAAGATCCGGCCTTTGATCGGTCAAGCCTCCGGTAAAGTCACTGTCGATCAACGCTGCGGCACCATCAACATTTCCTATCGGGTGTTGAATAAGGGTGTCTGAATGCTCGGTGGAGCCACCAGCGGCACCAGCAAGCTGCAAGTGAAACGGCGTGCTTTCCCCGTCCCTGCTTCGATAAACCCTAATCGCCAGACCATATAGGCTTGGATCGTAGTCGAGCACAAACGCGCCAGGGCCAAGGCTAAGCGCCGAGTTATCCGCCTCAAAGGGAGGGCCAAGAGCAGACTCTGCACCCGTCTTAACGTCTACGTGAGAAACCCAGTAGGTGTACTTGGATGACACCTCAACGGGCGCTGAGTCGGGAGGCTGTGGGTCAAACACAGCGGGCGACCCAGAAAACCTAGCGTAAATATGGTCGCTTGGTTGCGTCCCAAAAAGCTTCACAGAGTTCTTGGGCGGCGGGATTGGCGACTTTCTTACAACCGAGTAAACGCTGGGCCTGCCGGTTGATGTTAGGTCCCGCATCGTCATGTCAGACGGGGATACCGACTGTAGTCCGGTTGAACCAATGGTGCCGCTTCTAGTTGCGCCTACATCCCTGGTGTCTGAAACAACTATCGCCTCGATAACTCTTTCAGCGCCCAAAGGAAGCGCGATCTCTTCGTTGTAAACCGTCGCCGTGTAGTTGCCTGTCGAGGCAATGAAGGGCTGGTCGAGCCACCAGATTTCTCGACACGTTCCGGCCACTGGACTTCCAGTGACAGCATCCGTGTCTTCAACACGAACGATACGGTAAGCATGCCCGTTGATCTCCACGCGCCTGTCCCTCGGCCTGCCCTTGAAGCCGAGTCTGGTGGTCGGCATTGCCGACTGAGGAACATCAACCCTCGTAGCGTCCTGCGTACATGAAACGCTGGCATAGGTTTCAGAGGAAAAGGTTTGGGCTAGGTGCGTTCTACGCAGCCAGCCCCATTTACGCCTAGAGCATATGTCTAGGTACGCCTGATTGATGCGCCTGTTGAGCTTGGCGCTAGACTGGGAGAAGTCTTCGCGCCGCTCTTGGAGGGCCGTCCTGAGATCCGACAGGTTCAAAACGACCCCCCAAGAATCATCGCGTGGTCAGTACGCGACTATGCCTTGCGGCGGTAACGGACGGTCGCGCCAACCGTTTCTGCCGGTGAGCTTGCGTGATTGGCATCACACTTCAGAAAAAGAGTGTTCCCCTGCGGAACCACTGGCGTTGTGATAGTCACAGCAGTCAGCGTGTTGATGCCTACTACTGTGCTGGCCCCGCCAACGTGACCGCTATGAATGGCAGTCTCGCTTGCTAAACCACTAGCACCATACACGAAGCCCATAGTCCAGTAGTTCGTGCCGTGCGACTCTAGCCCCGTAATGGCGGCGTAGTGAACGGCCTCAAGGTAAATATCGCCATCTGACGCATTTACAAGAGGAAGGTAAAAATCATCGGTCGTTCCAGTAGGAACAGCCATGCTTGCGGTCATGTCCTGCACCACCGAGAATCCGTGAGGAGCGTACTCCTTCGACACTCGGCTAACGTGTGCTGCTACAGCCATTTTATTCTCCTAGCTGTGTTACGGAGAGGGCATAAGCCCCCTCCGCACACACGTTAATTATTAAATGCCCTTAACCAGGCACTTGGCAGTCAAACCGCCAGTAGAATGTGTGTCAGCGACCGTCTCCAAGATAATAAACTTAGAGGTGACACGACGCTCCGAATAGCTGCTTGTGTTCTCTGCTGCCAGAGAGCCGAGCAGCCGACCCGAACCAGTACCCGCGCCCTCGTCAGCACATCGACCAAGTTGACCAGCAGTCACGGTAAGACCTGTGCCTACCATGACATCTGCAACCCCGAGAACTCGGATGAGCAACTCGGACCCATTGCCAAAAGTCATGCCAGCAGGACCCAGGACAACTCCCTGGATCGCGTGAGGGCCAATATCCGTGCCACCCATTTCTGGGTATTTCGCAAGAAAGCCATCATCTGTTGCCGCTCTACAATCAAGCATAAGGATCTCGCCCACGCTAACCGAACCACCAGAGTCATTCTTAGCCCCGATGTCCAACGCAAAAGCTGATCCACCAAACATAGTTCCAGACATTTTAGTGTCTCCTTTCTCAGCTTAAAACTGGACAGTGCCAGAGAAGTTAGTAACGCCCTGTCGAGCTAGGCTTGACGTAGTGAGCATGGCCGTGAAGTAGGTGTGCGCGATGATAACATCCGAGTTAGGCGGAGTCATAAAATCCGTCATTCGGAAGTCGTCGTTGGACAGGATAGCAAGCTGCATCCCGATACCAGTAGCGGCACCCTTTACAAGCGGGTTCTTGCCAGGGACCGAGAAGTATTCCGGCTTCAAGTTGAAGTCGTTAACCGCTCGCTTGCCCGTAGTGGTCAAGAAGTAAGCCTCACCTGAAGAAAGCTCCTCGTCAGGAACGACGGGGGTGCCTTCAAACAGAAGGTTCTGGAAGCCCTGGTCCCAGAGAGCCTTGTCACGCTCTTCCTGATTGGGAGCAACCAGTCGCTTGAAGAAGCGATAGACTCGGGGGTCGCAAAGAATGATGTCGGGATGGGTGCCCTTGGTCGAGCAGTCCATGTAAATCTCTTCCCAAACATCCAAGCCATCGGTTCCGAAGGCGCTGATTTGTCCAAACTGGTTCCACCAGTTAGACGCAGCAGTCGTTCCCGCTCGCTTGTCAATTCCACCGACACCTTGCTGACCAGTAGTTCCCTGGCCTGCGGCGGTGGCAGCAATCTGCTCGACCATCGAGGCCACGCCGTTAAGCTCCAGCGTGTTGGCTCCTGCGGTGCCAGTTGCAGCACCACCGTCAGCGTAAAGCTGTCGGTTCAGGTCGTTGATCATGCTGATCTTGGCGATTGCCAACTTGGCCTGAAGCAGGTTTACAATCTGCTGGGGACCACGGTTCTGAGAAAGCTCCGTGTTGTCCACAACCACCGAACTGCGGTTCTTGTACCAAGTCGGGTATCGAGCAGTATCAGGGCCGTCTTCAGGAGTAGTCGAGAACGTCGCATACGTGCCAATGGCACCAACATTCTGAGACTCTGAAAGGACCACGGGGAGACGACACTCAGTTCCGCCCTGGTACTGAACAGCACCCTGTCGGTAAAAGTGCCAGAGGAGCGGGTTTGCCTGGACGATTTCCATGGCAACGGTGTCCCGCTGCACATGCATCGTAGTCGAATAGACTCGATCCAGTGCAAGACCGTTAATTGTAGTAGTAGGCATTAGTTATTCCTTAGTTGCCAAAGTTTACACCTTGCTCCTTTAGAGCCCTGGTTGCAGCTTCAAGCGGGCTTTCTCGCCTACTCTTCCTCACAACAGAACCCTGCCTAGTGGCAACAGGAGCAGCTTCTTTTCGCTTCTTAGACTTGGCCGTATTCTTCGCAACCTTCCGGCTCGACTGAACCATCTTTGCTGCAAGTCTTACGGCACGATCAGGGTTGACCTCAGCGAGGTCAGATAGATCGGGATCAGTGTCGAGAATGCGCCCCACCTCTGCTGCCATATTGGCATGATCAAGGGTGGGATTTTCCTTGGCGAATCGCTGGTAAGAGCTAACGACCTTCTGCTGTTGCGCCATTGGCTCAAGGCTAGTCAACTTATCATTAAGACCCATGTCAGCGAGACGAGCCTCAACCTGCTTGTTGACGTAGTAAAGGATGACATCTTCCGGCTTTGCCCCCTTAGCCAAGTTTGGCGGGGGTGCCTGTTCTTCCTTTTTAGCCTTCTTAGCCTCTGACCTCTCAAGGATGATTTGATCAACAACGGACCGCTGATCATCCAGGCGTCGTCGCTCATCTGCGATTGCCTGGGTTTTCCTTGTGTAGTCAGAGTGGCGCAGAAATCCCTTACTCAGCGCACCCTTGACATCATCGGGAATATCGTCCCTAGTCTCTAAGTATGCGAGTGGGTTGGCAGAATAATCTACCTCTTCCTGCTCTTCACTATCTTCATTTCCGACGACCTCGTTTGCCGAAGCGCCGATCCCGTCAGACGGATTATCCTCATACTGGATTCCATCATCTGGGGTGTCGGTGGCATCTGTTGGCATCAATACCTCTCCCGTTTCTCGGCGTAGCCGATTGGTTTGACATTATGTCGCTGCATTTCACAACCATTGTCAAGTATCCTTGTCGCCATGTCCTCTAAAAAGATACGAATTAAAGACGATGAAATAGTCGAATGGCAGCAGAGGATCGATGCCGCCGAAAAACGACTAGAAGAAAACCTTCTGCCACGTTGGAAGCAAGTGTTGGGCGACTACGTTGCTGAATACGAGCACGACGAGCTTGGCCTTACTGGCGACGAGGGCGTTAACTTCAACTTCCTGCTAGCCACCGCAAACGTGCTGGTGCCTAACATTATCTCGGCAGAACCATACGTAAGGTTCTTGCCACGAAGGCCGGGGGATGAGGACAGCGCAAGGCTAGCCGAGAGCGCGGTCAACTACGTCTTTAGAGAAATAGACGTTAAGTCAGTTCTTCAAGACGTTGTTCTAGATGGGCTCATGTTCAACTTTGGCTTGGCGAAAGTTGGGTACGATCCGTCTGGAGCATTCCTCCTAGACGAGGAATATGAAACCGGACCAGAGCACGTTGATGCAGAAGAGGAAGAGGGTCTGGACGAGTTTGAGGCCCGCGAACTCCGCCGCATAATGGCTGAGGAAGACATCCCGTTTGACGAGGGGCCGCAAGACAACCCCACAATCGAACGAGTCCCGCCGTGGAACCTCCTCACACCACCGGGATACTCCGACATCCAGAAGTGCCCGTGGGTTGCGGAACGACTTACTGTTCGCATTGACGATCTTGAGATGGACGACAGGTTCCGACTCCCGAAGGGACTAGAGCCTGACGCTTGGTTGAGCGAGACTCTGCCGAACGGTTACTCAGGAACCGCACACGACAGGATGCACGAGTACGATAAGGAGCCTGAGTTCGTAACGGTATACGAATTGCGGTACTGGGCTAAGACTAAGACCGGGCTACGCCGTCGTATTATGTGGCTAACCAAGGGGCAAGACTTCTTGAAGCCGCAAGAGTGCGTCATCAGGCACATCAATGACCCACTGAACACCAGAGGCTACCCATACAGGTCTATTTCCTTCACCCGCATTCCTGGCCGAATGCACTCCACCCAGGTGTCTGACCTAGCTGCCATAAGAGATATTTCGGCTAGGCTGAATCAGGAGTGGTCGCAGCTTCTTCGACACCATTCAATATCCTCAAAGAGGAAGTGGGTTGGCCTGCCGGGAATACTTGAAGACGGCTCCCTGTCTGCACTCCTTACCTCTGACGCCGACATGGAGGTTGCTGAGATCCCCGCCAACGTGGGAGACATCAGAAACGCAATCATGCTTCTGCCTGAAGCCCCTCCACCGTCAACCACCGTATCCGTTATGCAGGGGCTCCAGCGCCTTATGTACGAGATCAGCGGCGTTGACGTTTACCAGCGTGGCGGCGTCGGCAGAAAGGGAACCACAGCCACAGAGGTTGCCATTGCAGCACAGGGGTCTTCTAACCGAGCGGCTATCCGTCTTGGGACTGTCGAGCGGTTTATCGAAAATGTCGGTCGCCTAGTCTTGTCTATCATCAGGCAATACTGGGACGAGCCTCGGTACCTCCGAGTGTCTGGACCCACTGGAAACAACGAGTTTGTCACGCTCAATCCTGGCGACATCTCTGGCATGTATGACGTTCGCGTTGAGGCCGGTAGCACTATCGGAAAGGATCCTGGCACAGAGCAGCAGGCTTTCATGGGCCTCCTCAACACGATCAACTCAACGGTCAACTCCTTGATCCCCCTCGTTCAGGCTGGCATCTCAAGCCCCGACACGATTACCAACTTTGTTGACCGCGCATTCTCAATCTGGCAACAAGATAAGAGGATGCTTATGGAGCCATTGGCCGCTTTACAGGCGGCATCAACTCCAGCCGCCGCTGGTGGTGGCGGTGGTGGCGCTGGTCCGGTTGGGCCAGAGAGCGTGCAGGGTCGAGGCATGGGCGCTGACGGACAGCCCCTTGCGGGACCACCAACAACTAGCGGCACTGGCGGAACAGCCGATGTCGCAACTCTAATGTCTAGATTGAGAGGATAGAGAATTGCCCTTCTACCCAATGAGATGTTCGTTTCAGCGATGTGAGGCTGAGTTTGACTACTTCACCAAGCCCGACCTTTACGAGATCAGCAAGAAGTCTGGCTTCCGTGACGTTCGATGCACGAGGTGTGGCAGCTTTGGTTCATCTAGCCGCTTCTACCCAAGCGACTCTGCCCCTCAAAACCTGACCGTCAAGGGCACCTGGGGAAAGCACGCAAGCCCCGAGCTAAAGGGTCGAGACTTCTACACCAAGCAAGAGCGCGACCGTCAGCTAGCTGCAATCAACAGGGTCGCAGTTCAAGACGACGAGGGGCTTCACCCAAAAAAGAACCATGCCGTAACAACCTACTCGGCAGACGGCACTGAGGTTGTTAAGTCAAAAAGGTCTAAGAAGAACCGCCCAACCGTCTTCGACTCTAAGGCAATTAGGCCAGCTAAAAAAAAGGCCAAGAAGGCCAAGAAGAAGGAAGACGGCCCACGCCCTACTGAGATCATTCAGCAATACGCCACCGAGAACGGCGGCATCTTCAGCTACCAAGACCTCGTTAATGACACAGGCGGCGAGCCCAAGCGCCTTCTTGGCGGGATCATCAGCGGCATCAAGATGGGATGGCTAGCTAAGGGCGAGGCGGAAAAGACCTACCGCCTTACCTCCCCTTCATAAGCAGCCTGCTCTTCGCCTTTCTGGTCCAGTTCTCGTAGGCATCCCAGTCTTCTGACGACCACTTGTTGTGGTCGCTAGAAGCAGCCCTTGCCTCCTCCTTACGAACGTCTGCGCCACTTCCTGGGCAGTAGTGGGCGACTGCGTTTGCGATCATTAGGGCGACACAGGCGTCGTCGTTCTTGCCCGCTGGTGCAGACATCTTCGCATGGCCGTCGTTGCCGTCTGGGCTCATCTTGAGTACGCGGCGATACGCAGCCATCTCCGACAGAACCGCCTGCGATCTTATCTTGATGTATCCGTCTTTAAGGGCCTTCTGAGTTAGGCCGACCATCGCGGACTTGCTCTTCCTGTTCGTATCCCACCCAAGCATCACGGAGGTCGTGGTCATCGTGTCCACAGATCGTCGTCTGTATAGATTCCAGTATCTCGTTTGGTTCAACATTGCGACCAAACCAGCCCCAAGTCCCGACACCTCTGGAGCAAGAACCGCGTTGTTGTAATACAGGGCTAGCATCAGCATCTGCTCTGCTAGTACATCCAAATCCACTTTCCCACGCCATTCCGCAACCTGCTCCATGTTTGCAATGTCTATGACAACGGCGTGATCCCAGTCTCTACTGGCTGCACCCTTGCTAACATCTGCACTTACCACGTACCTCCTCTTTGGGTCAGGCTTTTTCCAAACAGACAGCCTGCCCGCTCCCTCCATAGTCTCCTCTATGGCTGGCTTGTATCCTGTAAAGAGCCTAGCCCGACCACCCTCGTTTCCAGACCTATCAACAAGCTCGTACCACTTGTGCTCTGGGCAGTCGTTATCCTTCCCCTTCCTCTGAGACTTGGGCGCACAGAACTCACACCAGCACCCATTGTTCTCTACCTGCTCGTAGATTAGCTTCTGGTCGAAGACCGGGCTTCCGGTTGCCGAGAACGCCTCCTCGTCCGTAGATGGGTACTCCATCTTGAACCGCTCAAGGCTTCCTCCGCACTTGCTGACCAGCGTCTCGCGCCTCCACTGCAAGCTCTCTAGGTCGAGCCACTTGTCGAACCTCTCAAGAAGGGACTTCTCCTCGGCATCAAGGCTGGCTACGAACTCCTTCTCTGGCACGTTTAGCTTTCGCTTGTATTCGTCCATTAGGAACCACGGCGTAAACAGCGCATACCAAGTGCTGTCTGGGTGGCCTGGATACCTTCTCTTCAACGACATCCACGGAGGGATCTCATCCCACCAGACGTTTGCCGACAGGTACTGACTGTGGTGGAAGTCCCCCGCTCCGTTGCACGTTGACTCTACGTAGACCATGGTCCCTGGCTCATCGGGGACAACCTGCAAAGTCGCCAGGAAGAAAGCCTCTGGGTTCTTGTAGAACGCAACCTCCGAGCAATGAACCTGCCTAGCTGTAAAGCCTCGGGCATCGTCTATAGACTTTGCCGTCATAACGATAAACCTAGACCTCAGCCCTGCGGGTCCAGACGGCGCTCTGAAGTCCAACTCGTATACGTTGTTGTATCTGGTTAGTGGCCGAAGGTTTTCTGGCAAGAAGTCGTAGAACATCTTGCACTTCGTGAAGATGCTCCTAACCGATGGCTCTGTGTGCGCTGCCACCAAAGCCACCTCATCGTGGTTGGTTATGCAGCGGTGGAACATCTTGCCCTGAACGTGCGTAGAGCAGCCAAGCTGTCTAGCCTTTGCCTCCCACACCCTAACCGGCAGCTTCGCGTTTTCTATCTCTGTGATCAGGCCCTCTCGCAGCAACTGCGAGCGGTTGAGGGCTAGCTCTTTGAACTCGCCACTCTTCGTCTGAATCTTGAGGTGCTTTTCAGCGAACTCGATGAAGTCGTCGTATGCCCCAGAGGTTAGCTCCTCGGTAGCTTCATCCGCGTACTTTTTCCCAGCCCTTGCCATTGTAATCCCAGATCAGTCCCTTCTGCCTCATCTTCTGATTAGGAAGGGGTATTGCTCTGTCCTTGAACGCGGTCTTAAGCCTCGTTCTCCACTCTTCTAAGTTTTGGCTCAGATCGATCACATCGTCAATGTGAAGCATCCGACAATTCCATATCGTGTTTGTGAGCCTGTTGTGAGGATACTGAACAAAGGCCAGTCGCATGTGGCCGTGCATCACATCCATCAGGCGCTTTGCCTCATACCGGCTTATCTCTACCATCTCGGCAACGTGCCTGGGCGCTGCGTACCCCTCTTCGTTCGCTGCCTTAAAGGCCCTCTGTGCCACCTTGTCCCAGAACACCGGGGCGTCTGGATGCACAGGGGGGCCTACGTGCCACTTCTCGTCTGCACCCAACCACTTAGTCCACCTCATCTTTGTGATGAAGGCGTTCCTCCACTGCTCCATCTCCCACCCATACCTAGCGTGGTCGTCTTGAAACTCTGGAACCTTGACGTTGGTTTGGGAGTCGGCGGTCCTGTCTTGATCGCGCCTTACCGGGCGGTAGGTCGATACGCCATCTCTACTGGCGGGAAGTCGCCAAGAGTTGACCCCACCTACCCGGTCGTTTCTCGGCACTACTGGGAGTATCTGCCATTTGGCAGTCGGCTCCAGCTTTTCCTCGCGTTGCGATGCAGCCTGTTGTATTGAAGCGCACTGATAGTGACCGGCTCTGGCGCGGCCTCTTCTTCGACCACTTCTTCTTCGACCACTTCTTCGGCCTCTGTTTTGAGGGCGTCGATAGCCTTGCCAATTTCGGCAACCATGGAAGATCGATGCTTTCCGTCTAGCTCTAAAGACAACACTGCGGATAGGTCTTCAACAGAAAGGCCATCAAGCTTTTTTACTGCCGCCTTGACGCTATACTCGCCTGGATCAAAAGACACTGCACACTCCTGTTGATATAGTTTAGCCTGTGGCGACGGTAGCATAACTTAAACTACTAACAAACAACGACCACAGCAGGGGCTCCTCATGCCGATGAAAAAGAACGGATCAAAGAAGAGGTCAGTTATCAAGTATGTCTCAAAGCGCAAGCCAGCCAAAGCTGCCTCTAGGCGAAGTCGGCCCGCCAAGGCCAGGAAGAAGAGTTTGTACTAATGGCTTTTGAACAAAGACCGCAGGGACAACCCTCGCCCGCAGACTTCGGAACCGAAGAGGAGCTTGAGCAGTTCCTCGTTATGGCCGAGCAGGCAACCGGCCTCTCCCGAGATAAGTTCATGCAATACGGGCAGCAGGGCATTGACTATCAAACCAAGAAGGCGGCTAGCGATCCTCAAGGCGCGGGCACCGTTGCCGGTAGTGCTGAGATCCAGAGGTTCATGGCTGGTGCTAAAGAGCAGCTAGCACAGCTTCAGAATCAGAACCAGCAAGGCGAGCCCTCTCCATTCCAAGCGGCCCAACCCACCGATCAGAAGATGGGGCTTCAGCCACCCGCGCCGCCAATCTACGCAGAGTCGCAGGGCTTCCAGCCCACAACCCCAAGCGCGGCTGCACTTCAACGGCTCTACTCTGGAAGAATAAAGCAGCTTGAGGGCGAGCTAGATCAAGAGCGCATGAACAACCTCAAGAACGCGGCTAAGGAATCCTATGATCGCGGGCGACAAGAGGGAGAGCGGCGCGTGATCGCAGCAGGTGCCGACCGAGTTGACGGAAGCCCCGCAGCGAAGCAAAGGCTTGCCGATGCCCAGAACCGTCGAGCCCTTGCGAGGCAAAGCCTTGAGCAGCGTCTCTCCAAATTGAGTAAGAGCCGTGCCTAGCAACAGCGAACTGCTGAGTCGGCTGTACGGCGAGCCGGAATATGCACGGCGACGCCCTAGCGAAGACGTAGCTGTGGAAGAGCTTGGCTTTATGCCGAAGAAGAATCTCATGCTTCTTCGTTCTTCCAAAGCCCTGCCCGACGACTATTACGGTCGTCATCTGTCTGCGCTAGGGCGAAGCCTTTCTGGTGGGCCTGTTGGGACTTGAACCCAAGACCATCCGGTTATGAGCCGGGTGCTCTAACCAACTGAGCTACAGGCCCATCTTGCACATGGGCGGTCCTTCTGACCAAGCGGTAAAGACGACTAGGGCTGTACCCTTGGGGCAAGGCCCCTTGCTGGTCCCGTCAGGCTGGAGGAACTTAACCCTCCCTGTCATAAACATGACCTCTGCTGCCTTCCATACGTAGTCCCTCCAATACAAGGTGTCGGTGCATGCGGGGATCAGGCAACAAACCGTCACCCCCTTTCTTGACTCCTCGTATGCCTTCTTCAACCACTTGCCTATGTTCCTTCCCCACGGTGGGTTTAAGAACACAGACCTCATCTTGTCTACCGGAATGCTGGTCCACGTTTCCGGCCCATCTCCCTTCTCTCTGACCACCTCTGGCTGGTCCCACGGAACGCTCAGGGCATCAATCATCTCGTCAAAATAAAGCGAGCACTTCGCACTTTCTCTAGTAGCCGCAGCGTCTAGATCAAAATTGAAGCGCTCGTTTATCTTGTCGAACACCTCTGGTGGCGTGGCCCAGAGCGAGTTGTCTGTCCCCTCCCTAGTGGGAGAGAACAGTTGTGCCACGTTGTACGGGCTCGACATTAGAATGGGATCTCCTCTTCCACCTCGCTTTGATGGGCAACCTCGCCAAACGTCTGGATGTCGTTTGCGCTGATTTCAGAGATCCACTTCGTCTCGCCGTCCTTCTCATACTTGCGGTTCTCCAGCCGACCATCGACATAGACGGTGGTTCCCGCTCTCAGGTTTTTGTGCTGCTCTGCCATAGTTCCCCAGGCAACAACACGGTGGACGGTAGAGAAGGTCTGTTCCTTCCACTTGCGCTCTGTGCGTACTCGGAACCCCAGCTTCCCTCGCTGACCGTCTCCGACTAGGCGATGGTCTGCATCGGATTCGACGCGACCCATAATCAAAATCTTATTCATGCTAGCAACCATTGCTACAACGCTCCTATCAACTTATCGACAGCATCCTCGTCTATTGCATCCCAGCTATGCGCGAGTGCCGCTGCCAACCTAGCTTGGCTAGGTCTTTGTTTAACCACTGCCAGTTCCACATGACCGCGCTCAATCGCGGCCTGCTTCGCCAGTTCAACTGGGTCTAAGTTCAATGTCTCTGCTACGAGGGGGATCCTTCTTTGTGTGAAGGGCTTTCTCTTCCCTCTCTCTACGTCACAGACGTAGACCTTAGAGACTCCAATAACCCCCGCTAGGTCTTCTAGGCTCATGCCCATATCGTTCCTAGCTTCCCGTATGCTATTTCCAAACTTGCTCATGTATGGCCTCCTAGCCAGCCTCCTGTTCCGAGAACCGGAACTCCCTGTCCTCCAGCCAGCCAAAAGGCTCTGGAAGGTGCATGGTCAACGAACCCGTAGTCCCGTTCCTCTGCTTCGCGATAATCACGTTGAAGTCAGTGGGGCTAGTGTTCATGTCATGTGCGAACGGTCTGTCCACAAACAGGATTACGTCGGCGTCCTGTTCAATCTGACCTGAATCTCTCAGGTCGCTCATCTGTGGCCTTCTATTGGCCCTATGCTCAATCTCTCGATTCATCTGCACCACGGTGATGACCGGCACCAGCAACTCATTGGACATGGCTTTGATTGCTCTAGAGCAGGCAGCAACCTCCTGTTCTCTAGTCCTTCCCTTTGTCCTGAGTAGCTGGAGATAGTCGATAGCAAGTATCCCAGCCCCATGCCTCTTCACACCTGACTTGCAGCTTTCCAGCACCCGGTCTAGGTCAGGCTTTCCGAAGTCCACCAGCATGGGGATGTTCTCAAACGACTTGGTTGCAGCGGCGGCAGACATTGACAGCATTGAGTTGGACTTCTTCACATCCAGCCCTAGCTGCATTTCAGCCTTCGCTATTCGTTTTGTGATGGACGGCCTGCTCATCTCCAAGCTTATGAAGAGGCTTGTCATGTCATGCTTCTTTGCCATGCGCTGTAGCAAGCTCAGAACAAAGTGGCTTTTACCAACACTCGGCCTAGCCGCCACAACCACCATATCGCCGGGTTGTAGCTCGAGCATTTTGTCTAGCATTGAGTAACCAGTTTGAATCTGATTAGACACCTTGTTGCCAGACGCTATGTCCACAATCTCTTGCGTGCCCTCACGCATTAGATCGCCAATCCAAGCTTCCGTTTCTAGTAGCTCTACCTTTGGCTCACGTATCTCTGGGGCCGTTCCGTCCTTGTTGATTCGGAACCAGTCGCACCAATCACCGTCAAAGTTGTCAGGCCAGTCAACCGACAGAGGATCAGCGCCCAGCGCAGCAAGGTCATCGACTACTTTCAGCGCGGCTTTTTTGCCGGGACCATCCGCATCGAACGCTACCACCGGCCTCGTATCCCCCGCTAGGCGGGCTGTAAGACTCTCTAAGCGACTTTTATTGAGCCACCCTACCCCAGGTATACCTAGAGCACACAAACCTATCTGAGCTAGGCTCAGGGCGTCTAACGCACCCTCCGCAAGAAAGCATCTTCCTCGCCCATCTTCGCCCATTGTTGGGTTGGCTGTAGACGGCAGGTTGAACGGAATGGGCACTGAGCCCTTGATGTGCATGTACTTTGGCCCGTCTCTCTTGTCTTCTCCTCGATGCACTCTGCGGAACTGTATGTGCGCTACGGAGCCACGGTCAGTGAGGTACGGGATGGCGATGAAGTAGGCGAATCCCATGGGGCAGTACAGCTTGTCGCTATGCGCCGACCGCTTGGCTAGGCCCAGTTTGACGCAGGTATCGACGCTTGTGGCGTGTATGGCCGCACCCAGGGCTTCGTCAGCCTTGCCTGGGCTGATGTCTGTCAGTCGGTATTTGCTCGCTGTGTCCCGCTTTATCCCGCGCTCTTTCTCCAGCCACTCAAAGCCGAACTCATCCATCTCCCCCAGCGCAGCGAGAAACGACGAACATGCCGCGATCCGCATCTGCGTAGGCACGGGTTCCGGCTCTGGTTCAGCTTCTGGGTACACCACTTTCATCCCGTTCAGCTTTGGCCCCATCAGCCATTCGACGGATTGGTTCACATCCCGGTCAGTCATCCACGACACGAGGTCCACGTTGTCGCCGGACTTCTGGCACCCGTGGCATTTGAACTTCCACTTGCCGTCCCTGACGTAGAAGCTTACGGACGGCGATCCTTTCCCCGGCCCTCTACTGTGCTCTGGGCAGTACGCCTTCTTCTTGTTCCTGCTCAGGGCGATACCGAGCGTTTCGGCCACCCCTCGGATGTCCCGTGTCAGGGCGTCATCCAGCCGGGTCATGCCGCACCACCCTTCACCTCAGCCACGATTTGGTCAATCGCAAAGGTCAGGTTCTGGGAGTTTTCAACCCTAGCGCCGCGCTTCGCCAATGCCTTGACGTACTGGGGGTGGTCATACGGGTCGCTGTTTTTGTCGATAGCCTCCAGCGCAAGCCCCTGGACAATCTTCCCGTAGGGCAGTTCTGGGTTGAGGACATCGTGTGCCGACAGCACGTAGCTCCCGTCCCTGAGATCCCGCCACAGGCTCACCCCATTCACGTTGCTTCGATACGACGTATTCCCGGCAGCTATCTCCTGCTCTCGGTCGCGCTTACTCAGCCCTGACCAGTGGTCCGTATCGTCCTGCGCCTTGAACTTCTCTGCGTTGTTGAACCAGTTGTTCAGGCCAAGGCGAGGGTTCTTGTAGTTCTTGCCCTTCGACTCCTCATACGCCCGAGCCTTCTTCGCCTCGACAAGAAGGTCTAATCCTGGGTGTAGGTCCCTCTGTGCGGCCACCCACACTTCCAGGGGCTTCTTCGTCTTGTGACAGAGGCTTCCCCAGGTAGCCTCCATGTACTCAATCAGGCTGTCCCTGGAAACTCCCTCTTCCCCAGACCCCTTCTCCCCAGGAGAAGAACAAGACAATACGGGACGGGACAACGCGCGAGGATTAATATTAAAAATATTATCCTCTTTCTCTCCACTTCTCTCTTTATTAGGTTCACTTCTACTGAGATTAGGAGACATTAAATGACTTCCAACAATAATCTCAGAAGTGCTCCGCGAGGGACCATTGCCCTTTTCAGCGAGTCTAGGAGTAACCCAACCCGCCTTGGATTTGTTCACTCCTTCACCCTTACCCTGGCTCGTCCACACACACGCGCCTTCTACAATCAGCCCAACGTCGCGGTAGTGATCCAACACCTTTGACCACACATCAAGGGGGATCCTCTCCACCACAGGGAACACCTCTAGGTCCCTATCCGTTAAAGCCCCGTCAGCCCGCTTAAGAGCCGCTACGACCTGGGGCCATAAGGCCACCGCTTCCCAACCACCTGTAACCAACTCAGGGTCGTCCCTGAAATCAACGTCTATACGTACCCACGATGTACCCACTGAATGCCCCTCCAAAGAGCCACTGAAAACCAACGAGGTGAAGTTGTAACCTAAGCGGCTAATGGAGGTCAACGCCACATTCAAAAAAGGGATAAAAAGATATAATCAGGAAAGAAAGCGACGTTTGTGTAGCGGGAAATATATTTACAAGCACGGACCCCCCTGGGGGGTGGGTTGACCGATCGCTCTGCTGCCCGGTCCTGCTCCAGCTAGACGCGCGTAGGCACGGCACCCAGCCCACCAGGGACAGCAGCAGCCCACCAGCCAGGGCACCAGGGCAGCCCACCAGGGCGGGAAGTAGCAGCCAGGAGGCAGCAGCCACCGGCAGACCAGGGCAGCGACTAGCAGCCACCAGGGACGCCACCAGGGCAGCCAGGACGAGCGCAGTTCAGGCCAGACCAGGGCAAGCCAGGAGGGCAGGAGCTGAGCATCGACACCAGATACCAGGGGCCGACCTATTCACGCGGGGAAGCCGTCCCAGCGGTCCACCATGGAGCGAGACGGGCACAAAAAAAGGCCCGCACGGCGTCAACCGTGCGGGCCTCTTATCGGGGCGCTATCAGCTAGCCGCGGGCAGCAATGGCAGCGGCTACCAGCTGCTTGTGTGTCATGGCACCGAACACGGCCTCTAGCACCGCGTCACCATGGCTCAATTCAGCAACCAGATCGACCTTGCTGGTCTTGTGCGGTGCTCGCTGGACGGTAGGAGCGGTCAAACCGAGCATGGCCCTAGCTGCATCCTCAGCAAAGCCAGCGTTGACAAGGGCAGCAAGCCGATCATCAGTAGACTCAAGGCCAGCACCTGGGGACGGTGCCGCGACGGTGGGAAGGCGACCGGCCTCGCTGGCCTCAACACGAGCTAGCAGGTCCTTGAACTCGCTACCGTTCACCCACTTTCGCAGGTCCGTCAGCCCCTCAGCATCAATCTTCAGGAACGATCCACGGGTGCCAGTCTTGCGACAAGCCAGGAAGAAGGACTCTTCCGGGTACTTCTGGGAGGGAGCGCCTCGGAAGGCCTCGATTTCTGCCCGTTCACCGATGTCGACGGTGCTGCTGATGGAGGTGAAGTCGCTGCTAGCTGCCATTTTCTTGTTACGCGCCATTGTCTCTATCCAATCGTTGTGCCGAGGGGGAATCCCTCAGCGGTGATACCAGCATAGCAGCCCGAAAAATCCCTATGATTACGACCACTTGCAAGCTTCTCTAGCTTCGCTGACTAGCCCGACTACCTCAGCCCGACTAGCCAGCAAGTTTTTACTCTTTCTCTACCTGTGCATTCACATTCTCTGCGACCTGTTG